TAACTCTTCGTAGTTTACTTTGGGCTGTCTTGTAAATGGGTCTACATCCCATTCGTACCACTCATTCAACCCCTCTTCTTTCTCTGGGAGGGAATGTGTGATGGCGAAAAAGAACGGTAGGCATCCGTGCCAAAGGTCGGTTCCTGTTGTCTCTGTATCATAGGAGAACATTATTGTTAAACACTTTCCTTTGTTGGTCTTTCGAGAAAGTAGTTTCTCATTCTCTCATATTCAATGGGGTCAAGATAGATACAGAATTCTTGTGGATGCTGCGTTAATAGCTCTTTGTCATCTGCCTGCCCTAAATTAAGAATTGTACCTCCCTCAAAATAAAGGAAGAGAATTTCTGTTAGGTCATCATACATCGCATGAGAGAATCTTGTTTTTGGGTCTGGGTCGGTTCCTGTCATTGGATTTTATCCTTGTGCTCTTGTTGGAGTTTGTCAAAAACCTTTTGGTAGGTTGTGGATTTACCTCTTGTGTCGTGTAGGTTTTCTAGTTCCTTACTGTAGAAGTGACTATGTGTGAAGACTCCACATTTGGGACACTTAATACCAACTTCGTAAACGTCACCTTGGACGGGTCGGGTTGTTAGGTCTTGTGCGGTAGAGGCTTTACAATTGCATGTGGTTGCCATTAGTTCGTTTCCTTTGGTTCCATCCATCCCCGATTATAGGCCAATTTGACATTAACCCATATCGAACGGAAGTAAGTAGGCGGTAAGATTGGTTTGCCGCCTGTATACTTCAGCATACTCACCGGGATAAAGGTTACCGTGTCCTTTGGGTTACCCCTTTGCCGAATACAGATTGCTTGGAGTGTGCTTCTGCGATGGTCGTAAACCATTTCCTTCTCAAAATGTATTTCTATGTACTCGGCTTCGTTTGGGTCGGTTAGTTTGTTGTAATCGTTCATTTTTCCAGTGACCTAACGATTGATGCCGCGTGGCGGTCTTCTATATGAACTACCAATGCGGCGGGATTACGAAAGTACGAACGACAATAAGGGCAGGTTTGTAGTTTTTCGTTTACCATTTTTCTAGCGGCGGCTGTAATTCCGATGGGTCTACGAGAACGTAGACGATGGAAAGCCGGTCGCTGTATTCCTTTTGTTAAACGAGTTGAGACAAAATACCGATCTTCGGGGGCTATCGAATCGAAGATAGGGTCAAAGTGTAGGTAGCAAAATAGCCTCACTTCCGGGCAACCTTTTGACTCGTGTGGTAACTTACCTGTGTCGATTAGTCGGTTCTTAATCCAGTCTCGTATATTTACTGGTGCGATAAAATTGCTGTCATGTACGCGATACCACCCAGCTACCTCTGTTGTTGACACGTTGAGTGAGTATCGACCGAGAACGTATCCGGCGGGGGCATCAAAGTTCTTCGTTGAAAACCAATCTCGAAGCCTGATTACTTCGCTTTTGCTTAGTACCATTATATGGCCTCTACTTTTTGAAGCGAATCGGGTCTAGTTGAAGTTTTGGTTTTTGAAAAAGTAGTTTTGCCCGAAGCGTATTGATGCGGTTTTGGGTGTTTTTATTCCATTCACGGAAGCGTTCCCTGATCCGCTTGGGATAAGAAGTTTTGATTTTGCTCATCATCAATGGGACTTCATATAGTCTTAGGTCGTCCATTTCTAATTTTCCTCCGGGTAATAGTCGGGGTAGGGGTTTGTGTCTTGTTCGTCTAATCGTCGGACGAGGTAACAATATTGCCGATTCCAAAATTTGGTTTGGTCTACTTGTTTTGCAAGTTCCCGTTGATAGCGATGTACGATTTTTCTCCAATGATGGGCTGCAAGATTTACGCCGACGAAGATTCCAAGTAAGGTGCCGCCTGTAAAGAATAGGATACTTTCCATTTGTTGAATCCTTGTAAAAGAGGAAGAATAAAAGAACCGCTTACGGCGGTTAGTCGGTATGTGTAAGGTTACTACGATTTTGCTTTCTGGGCGGGAGCTAACATACATAGCCCCTTCAAGGATTTGCTGTCTGGTACAGCAAAACTAGGAGTTCTATCAAGTGTACTCGCAAGTCTGAAATTTGATAGAACCGAACATCGACGCGATTAACCTTTCTCTAGTCGAGCCTAGCCGATAGTGATTACTCTTTTGGCTTGATATTCTTCAGAGGGACTTCGCCTACTTCCCCGTCTTCCCATTCGACACTTGCCGTGTCTCCGTCTACTGATTGGATCGTCCCGTCGTAGTCTTCTCCGTTTCCGAAGAAATCCCCGGTAGACGTAATTGCGTCTCCCTCATCATAGACCGGTTGCTGAATTCCCTTGACGGGAGCTTTCTTAACAGGGGCTTTCTTGGCCCCCTTTGTCGGAGCGGCTTTCTTAACGGCTGCCAAGTTTTCACTTGGTACGTCTTGAACGTCCCCATCCTCGAATTGTACGGAAGCCGTGTCGCCGTCAATCGCAAGGATTATACCTTTGTATACGTTGCCGTCTCCAAAGTAGTCCCCGGTCGTCTCAACCTCTTCACCTTCCGACAACGATCCGGCCTTTGCTTTAACGGCCTTCTTGGTTGCCGGTTTGTGAGTCTCTGGTTGCTCGTTCTTTACTGTCTTTTCAGGAACGGTGTAACCCTCTTCAACTAGTGACTGAATGAAGCAAGTTACATCCCCATTCGTGCGGACCTTTCTTCCGGTGTTGAAGTAGTAGACTGGCTTATCTTGTTCAATCCGTTCTCCGATATCGGAAATTAGAGTAAACAAGTCGTCATGGGAGTGGACAACCTCTTCGTATCCGAGCAACTTGAGAGCAACCGTAAACTTGGATTGATTCTCTTCCTCTGTGTTGTAGTTGTCCTCTTCGAGCGGAAAGTAAAAGCCGTTGGCTACTCCCTTGTGAGATTCCGGCTCGATAACCGACGAGTAGAGGTAGATATAGGCTCGCTCGTTTTTGTCTTCTCCCAGCTTGGTGCCGGTGATTTGAGCGATTCCGTTTTCAAGTCCCAGAGGTAAAACCTTACCTCCGGCCTTAGCTTCAACCTCTTTTACTTTTTTGTAGTTGCTCTTGGAACGCTTCCGAAGTTTGGCGAGGATTTGTGTTTCTTCTTTCGACATGGTAAATCTTTCTCAATGTGTGTGGGGAAAATTCAACGGTTGGACGAACTACTCTTTTTCAAATTTCTCAAGTAACTTAATCGCATCTTCACAATTTGTGAGCATGATACGGTCGGTTATCTGATTGTACTCCTTTCTTAAGATTTTTAGGTCGTTACTGTACGCCTTTTGGTCAAGGCTGATTGTGGTAGTTGATTTGTATTTGAAGCATTCTCCGATCGGTGTTTTTAGTGTCCATCCTCTAGGTTTTATCGTGGCATCCCAATCGATGATTTGCTGAATTTTGTCTTTATCGGTAACTTCTGTTTTTGTTTTTGCGTGTTTCTCTTTGAGTGCGTTTTGCCTTTCGTTAAAAATTGCTCTTGCCCGCTCCATGCAGTATGTTCGTTCAGCTGGTTTCATTATAATTGTCCCTTAGTGACGGTTCTTTGGGCTTACTGTCCAACTTTTGCAAATGCTTTTCTTAGGTTTTCGTATCCCTCCTTTCCGGTATCTCCTAAATCGATCGTTCCTTCAAGACCGAACCAATTCTTTGCCACACAATAAGGGGTAGACTCAAGGAATAGTAGCCTCTGTCCCCCTTCGCGTGCAACCTGTTTCAGTCCGGTCTTTTTCTTATCTGTTTCAAGCTGTACCTTTTTGGCGATTAGGAAAACGCAAGATGCCCATTTGTGTGCTCGTTGCCAAATGTCTTGATCGACATAAGGGGAATACTTGAGAAATTTTCCGCCTTGTGGGTCTTGTTCCTCTTTGGTTTTTGAGTGTGCCGTCAAGATAACATCTTTTCCCGCCCCAGCAACTAGATTAAGGGCTTCGATAAAGATCGGCCAAGTGAATTGGGCTGCGTTTCTTGGCCCTCGTTGGTAAGAGAAAAATCCATTTTCTGAATTGTTCCCGTCAAAGTTCTCTTTGCAGTTCTTTGCAAAGGTCATTGCTTGGAAGTCGGTGATTGTTTCACACACAAGTGTGTCAATCGTCGGATCAAGAGCGGCTTTGTGGATTCGATTTACCACCTTATCGAAGGAAAGTGGTGAGTCGGTATCGTATTCGTCAATCCATACCGGATCGGGGACAAGGTTATTACCGGAAAGATAGCGAATCCCTTGTTCTTGACTACCGATGATGAAACCGCACCTTGGGAAGTGGGCGGCAAGCGTTGATTTGCCTAGTCCCGATTCAGCATAAAAGATTAAGGTCTTCGGTAGTTTCTTACTGGATTTGGTGTTTTTTTGTTGCGGGCGTTTCGGTGGTTGGGGGGGCATTAGAGAGCCTTTTCTAAACGAGATACGATTCTGTAAACTTCGACGAGTCTTAGGAAGGCGAAGCGGGGTTCCTTTAGGTCTTGAAATTGGAAATGTTGAAAATCACCTGTTACCTTATGGAACAAAATCACATGGGCTTCGTCGATCGGAGTATCGTAGTTTTCGTTCCATAAGATTGTATAAGCGGCAACTTGCAGAAGGTAATCAACATAGATTCTCTTACTGGTCTTCCAATCCAAGAGAATCAATTTGTTACCTAACCATCCGGTGCAATCTAGCGTACCTCCGAATTTGTAGCGTTCTGACACCAAGCTATCTTCCGTAACAGAAAGCTCAAATTTGCTTTGTCGAATCCACTTGATGAACGCACTAAATGATCGAAGTGCTTTTGTTGCAATTTCGATATCACATTTCTTTCTGGAAGAGAAAATGCGGGGCGTCATTCGTTCCAGATTTGACCTTTCTCCCTCCGAACCATGAATCCATTGCTCGACTAGTCCATGAGCATAGGTTCCCGCTGTAGCAGCGTCAAGAGCTTCCTTTCTAAACTTGCCTTTCTCTAGTGGTCGGGTTGCAAGAAACTGTTTGGCCTTTTGAATAGCGGAAATTTGCCCATGTGTTTTGGTAACTTCTTCAAGATGATAGACGGCTTCCTCAAGCGGCTTGTAGGCACATTCCCACGACCAGTGCATTAAGGCCCCTGGGTCTTTGAAGCGAGATAGGACGGTTGTTACCGATGGGACTTTTTTACCGGCAACGTAATAGGATGGATGGGCCATTAGCTTTTCTTACTTTCTTAATTTCTTTCTAGTTCGCGTCGTTGGTTCTCTCGGATTACCTTGTTTAGTTTGTGGAAGATATCCTGTGCTTGTAGGATTATCTCTTCTATTTTTTTTGTGTCTTCCGAAGGTACGTTATCCTCAAGTACCATTTGTAGTGTTTTTGCTATTACTTGGTTACATCCGGGGATGTATTCACAAATTGCCGATATTAGCTTGTGATACTTAGCAATAACGATTAGCTCATCTTTGGTTAGTTCTTGTAGTGGGTCGATTGCTGATGGCATGTTCTTTTTCCTTTTTAATACGTTGACGAATAGCAGCTAAGCACCAGCTAGAGAAGCTATCCCCTTCAATGGCTAGTCGGGACTTAATGAATTCTACGTCTTCTGGTTTTACCCGGACATTGATTTGTTTATCACTTCTTGACATGACGTAGAATTCCGTTAAAGAGAACGCTAACGGCTTTACGTGTCATTACACCTTGTTGGCTACGATCGGCCTGTAGGATTGACGACGGATGAACCATATCAACCGTAGGGAGCTTGGTCTTGTATCCTGTTGCCAGTTTTCCTACGCGAACTACAAGTTGTGGACCGCAACACTTGACTATTTCTTCTAGCCGTGGTTGGCAAGCCGCTATCTCTTCTTTTGTGGGCGGTCTAGTATCCTTGCCGTCCTTTGGTATGCAGGCGATTAGGTTGGTAATCGCAAAAGAGGGAAATCTTCTACCGCAATCCTCAAATAACTCATCGCGGGTTTGGCTGAGAATATCATCTAGTTTGTTGCCTGCGGGGCCTACGAAGGGGAAGCCGTCTGCGTCTTCTGTTTTCCCTGGGGCTTCTCCAATGAAGAGGATTTCAGCGGGAAGGTAGCCCCTCCATAATACGACCTGGGTTCGGGTTTTGCATAAGTGGCATAGTGTGCATGTTTCCCATCGTTCAATCTTCTCTTGAATGTTTTCCCCATGCACACTGTTTTCAATGAATTGCATGTTTGGTCCTTGGTAGTTGCTTCGTAGTGTTTACTTTGTGATGTTTACTTTGACTGGCTCTAGTGTTCCCGTTCCTTTACAAGCGGGACAATCCTTTTTGTGTCCATTACAGACTGTACAAAGTATTGTGTTGTTGGGGGCATTCCAAGGATTTCCATGACATACCGGACAATCTCCAAAAGGGTCGTCTATTGGTCCTGTTCTTGGTATTCCGTTAATATGCGTTGGGTTGCATTGTGGCCATCGGCTACCTGTTTCTTTTTTCGGAAAATAGGCTACTCCGATCGTACCCCCGTTAATTTTCTTACTGAAGGTAAGGTTTCTTTTTTCCCCCATCCCCTCAAGTACCTCGTCTAAAGCGTTTAATATTGTCTCTTTAGCGATAGGTGTTTCTCGATTACTCATTTTATGTGTTTCCTATGTACGTTAGATGGTGTGTGAAAACGATAGCAATACTCTGCCAAGAGGATTGCATCTGCATTCCAAAGAGTTACCTTGTGGTCGGGGAAGAGTTCTAAGGCTTTGTTCTTTAGAACATTTTTCCATTTGTTGTCGGAACGGGATTGCCGTTTGTGCCCTAGAGACATTTCGGCCTGCCATGTTTCGGGAACTACAGCTTGGAACGGGATACCAAAACATCGAAGGGCAGTTCTCAACTGCATATAGTTGGCATAGAGGATGCAGGTACTTTTGAGAATTGATGATTGTAGCTTTTGTGTCCTTGGGTCAAAATAGACGGTTGGACGTGGTATCTGCTGTTCTATGGTGGCTACAATCCTACCGCCTAAGTGTTTGAGTTGGTCAAAAAGGAAAACTAGCGACTCCTCGCTTTTTGGTATTTTGAATGTTGCTAGAGTCTTTGTTTGGGGGTGGTAAAGTGCTAGCCCCCCTGATTGTCCTGGGTCGATTCCGAGATAATGTATATTCGGTTGTGGCGGCATTGTTGAGAATCCTTAGCGACGTGGTGGTTTTGGTGGAGGGGACGGAAGTTTTCTTTTCTTCGTCTCTGTCTTTCGAGGTTTATCCTTGAGTGTCAAATCCACATGGGCTACCCCATTCTCTTCGCCTATCTTAGCCCGAAGTGGTATTTTTTCTTTGCGGGTGTAGGCCCATAGATACTCTTGGATCGTCTTGGGGCTACAATCGAAGTCTTCTCCTTGTGTGAGCCGTATGGCCTCATTAGGAGCTAAGTTTTTGAGAAGGGCAACCCATTCGGTAATAGGCAGCGTTTCTTTTTTTACGACTTTGGGCATAGGTCACTTTGGTTATCTTGGCTATTACCTAATCTTTATCGGCACGGCACGATTAAGACTTGATCGAATCTTGGTGGATTGTTGCAGAAACCCGATATCTCTGCAAGCCCATAAAACGGGGGGTAGAAAAGATTTTTTCTTACCCCCCCTCTTAGGTAGGTGTAGACACTCTTTACCGTGGGCCGCTTAAAGCGATCTATCGATACCCTCTAATCAACCACCATAGTTTGCGTAGGATTAGCAACATTTGTAATGTTTGGCGGTCTGATCTATGGCGTGTGCAGTCTCTAGGTAGCCGAATCGGGCAGCATCCTCAGACAGCCATTCCGCAGCAATGTTGCACAGCTGCTTATTCCACACTGGGGACACAGACCCGTCGTCGTAGGTGTACGCAGGAACCACATCAACAGGTGTGCCGAGCAACCGCGACACGTCCGCGTCTAATGCCTCGAATCGGATAATCTCATCAGGCACAAGATCGCGTACTAAGCGTGAGATGGTGAATCGATACAACCAAGACAAAGAGTGCCAATCGTCACGAGCTACCGATCGGACAAACACAGACCACTGCATCTCGTCACGACGCTGTTGCTTTATCCACCAGTTGTGATGCCGAAACAATCCCATCAAGCGTGTTCTTGGGTTTCGTACAACCAATGCCTTGCGAAACGTCCACCACTCTTCCGGTACACGAGCAACGTGTTGATCGAATGAGATGCCATCTGGTGCGGGACCGACGACATAGATGCCACCCCATGCCGGTGAACAGAGCGTCTTGTGTAAATGACGACTGCCAGTATGTGGCGGGGTAATGATAACGAGTTCGCGATCTTCCAAAACGATCATTGATACACTCGTCCGCTGTCAGGAACGATTACCGGCTTCTGTGCCACCTTTTGAATAATCCGAGCTTGCATCTCGTTCGATTCAATGAACAAGCAGCAATCCGATTCTCGGAACGTGTCGCCCTTGTGCTTTGCAACGTCGAATCGTCTGGCCGCAAAGGTGTCTGATTGATCCATGACGAGTCGATCACACGTCACGCCCCATTTGTGCATCCACGCTTCTGTTTCGCGTCGGAATCGCTCTTGTCGAAACGTCACGATTAACGGAACGCTGGTAATGCGTGGTAACCATTTTGGTTGTGCGTTGATTATCCACTGACGATACCGTTCGGTGCCTTCTGGCGTGTCGTCGCCGTCGCGTGGGCAGTCCTCGCAAATCACCCCGTCGAAGTCCAGTCCCATGCCACCGTGTAATGCTGGATTCGCTGCATTGCCCGCTAATATTCCGTTGTTAAACAAGTTCCAGGTGAACAGATGCGGTGACGGCAACAACTGCCCAACAATATCAACCGATGCCCTCGATTCAGGACGCACAAAGGCTGCCGCATAGATTGCCGGTCGATCTCCCATTATGTTGCGAATCTGTTGCATCGTTCCACCTCGATACACCGAGTCGTCAACAACTAGGATTGGCGAGTCCGGTTCGACTTTGATTCGTCGCCCTCGACTGCCAAAGCCAATCGCTTGTAAACCGTGCTGTGGCGACACTTCGTAGAGCGGGACATGCAACCACATCGAGAGTAACGCCGCCGAATACATCCCGCTTCGTGGTACACCGGCCACACCGCTAATCGTTGGCGGTAGTTGACGGAAGATGCACCGTGTTGCTTGCTCAAGGTCACTGGTTTGTTGCAATCTTATCGGCCCGTCGAAGTTAATGCGGGACGGGGTGGGTTGTTGGATCTCAAGCAATGTCTGTGCTGACACCTCGCAGGAATCACATGCGTCGAGGATTAACCGTTCGTAAGCATCTAACGAACTTGGATAGCTCCCTATCCATTGCTGTAGTTTTTTGTTGTGACCAACTTTTTTTGCTTTCATTTCGGCTACGTTTTCGCCGATAGCTTTTGCGAAGTCGCTTGACTTTTCTCGTATCTGAGTAATACTTAACTTATCTAGGTCGGTTAGGGTTTTTTGGAAACAAGAGGTACATCCTATGTTGAATTCTTTTTGTAAGCGGGCCCTAAGGATGTTACTAACATTTCTTGCTCGGCCTACAGCACCTTTTGGTTTTGTTTTGTGTGTTGGTTGTTTACGACTTCGTGTAGCCCCTTGTCCGGCTACTATTCTAAAATGTTCCGCTAGTCTTTCTTCTCTTGTTTTCATGGGAGGTGTGTTATGAAGTTTCGTTTTACCACTCGCGATTTATTCTGGTTGATTCTAGTCTTGGCCATCAGCCTGTCATGGTATTTAGATCGTGATGCCGTGTTGCGAACGTGTCCCATTTGCAAACATCTTGTGCAAGAGAGGCATTGACGATCAAACACATGGAGAAGTGCTCCTGCTCCAACGGACTGTGACTATTAGCGGCCCCGGATTGCATGGACAATCTTCTGTGACCGCGATTATCTCGCGGTGTATTACGCCGATAAATTCGCATTCAGAGCATGACCAACTTACCAGTACCGGTGGCCCAAGCGAGCACACCGCCGCACCTAGATTGTAGGTTGCCCTTTTCAAAATGACGGTTGACGGATCGCCATCTTTGCAATCGAACCACACATTGAAACCACCAGCCAATGCGTCAAAAGTTGGATATCCTTCTGCGTATCCAACGTCCCAGCCTTGGCATTGAGCACCAGTCAACTGACGACCTCGTAATGTGAGTGTTTGTGCTGGTCCACATCCTTCGACAGTTACCTCTGGATCTCTATCCATCAGGTCAACGTAGTCTTGGCATGGACAACAAATAAATGGAGTACCGCAACAACAATCGTAACCATTCTCATTGGTGAAGAGTTTACCGTTACGAAGCATTAGTTTGCCGGTGGCCCCTAGTGTTAATCCCATTATTGTTCACCCCCGCTTCCTTCTATTGGGCAAGGCTCACATTCAGCCTCATGTTCTGCTTCGTTGCCGCATGTACCTAATACCATAATTACGCTGGTAGTCCATGTAGGGCAACCATCCATGTTTAGTTCAACAACAACGGTTTCCTGTGTTAATGGGATTTCGTCTTCCCCGGATGTTGACCCTGTACATAGAGTTAGAACGTCTAACTGAACCCATTTTAACCGTAGTACGGGGTCACATTGTATGCCCGTTCCACTACCAGATTGTCCGGTGTCGAGTTCTAGCTCATCCACAAACTTCTGAAGTTGTGAGCGGTAGGACAAGAGCGTTACGGGCGTCGGTTGCTTGCACGTTTCGATATCGATCTCTAATAGACTACCGGCGATTGTCGTGCAATTCGTCTGCTCGTCGAACGTAGCCTTGATTTCCAACGACGCGTTGACGGTCGTCTTTTGCATGTCCCAGACGACATACTTTTGTTCAGGCTCCGACCAGCTTGCTTTCCAATAGTAGCCCGCGAAGCCTTTGTGTGTATTGCCAATCGTTAGCGGTAATGTTGGCGTCTGAGAAAACGGCCAGAAGTCTAACGTCTCGACTCCGGTGACGCCAAAGTCATCACCGCAATTCGTCGCCGGAAGACTCCCTGCGACTCGCGTCGATTGTTGATTCGATTCAGCAACAACGTAACGCATGTCCGCCGGATCGTCTGACCACGCCGCGTTGTCCAATTTCGCGAGGCCGTCCGCTCCCTTTAAGGCACGCGGCCATTTTAGCTGCGGATATCGCACGTAGAATTTAGGGTCTTGTTGCTGCGGGTCTGATCCGTTGCATGGGGCTGATTGTTCGGGACGGGTGAGCACGCATTGCAATCCGATAATTTGCTCCACTCCGCCAGCACTGCAACCTTCACCACATGCCTCCAGTAATCGCCAAATTCCGACACGTTCGCCTTGCTCATTGAACACTGGATTCTGCGGATCAGGATCATAGCAATCGAAGCGAAATGTTCCGCAACTCGACGTTGGCGACAAGTCCCAATACTCGATTGGAAGATCGTCCTGTGCAGCACCATACGCACGGATCGGTGTTGCTTGCACGTCTTGGTCTGGAGTGTATGGATCACGATCTTCTGTCGTTTCAAACGCGATCCAAAGCGGCAGCCCTTGGCATTCCGTGACGACGTAAATGTCTTCGGTAACAATTCCTTCGGGAGTTGAATAGCTCGGGAAATAATCCGCCTCGCCTTCGCAATTCTTAACGGCCTCTGCCCATCTGATGCCGCCGAAATTCACCGTGACCTGATCGCCAATAGATACGGGCACTTCGCCGACAATCCACTCGACGATTGCTGTCGCCGTACCGTAGCGTGATCCATCTGACTGCCGAAGCCGCAATCGTGGCCCTGTCATCTTGAAGCCGATGCGGCCAGTGGTGGCATTTCCACCAGTCCGCACCCACGCATTCTCTACCCAATGGACGATGATTCTTTCACCTTGTGTTACTGCTCCCTTTTTGTTGCAAACTACGATTTGTTCAGAAACCACTTCTCCTAAACAATCGCTGTTTTCTGGATGGTAGACTAATTGAGCGAGGATCGGGCTGCCCGATTGGGCCGATTGTAAGACAATTGCTTCTCTTGTTAACCCCGCCTCTCCAACCCAATGCCATCTCTCTTCATCATCGGGACTAGGGACTTGTTGTACGTCGTGCATTTCCCCGATAAGGACACAACAATCCGAATTTCTATCCCATACTCTGACTCGTTTATGTTGTCCGTCTGGTTCGAGAACAGGTATCCAATCTTCTGTTAAGGCGTCAAACTCCATTAACGTCGCCCAATGGATTGAATCATCGTGGGCCGGTACGTGGTTAGGCTCTACGGTTATCTTTGCCTTGTAGTGTTTTTGGGCTGTTGGGCATACCCAAAAGTCTCCGTCACGGTCTTGTTTGACTAGAAGGATAGTCCCAATCGGGTATTTTTTTGGTGTCAGATTGAAGATATCAATCTCGACTTTTACCCCTGGACTTGAAAACCAATAATCTAAGATATCGTTTTCGTTACCGTTTTGGTTTAGTTCTCTATCTCTTTGTGTGATGTAACCTTTACCCCTACCTACCTTCTCTAAGATAAGTAAAGGGTCTACTGCCGCTGTTACCTCTTCACTAACCTCGACAACGTAGCAACGTAAATCCCCAAATAGTGTTTCTGGGTAACCTACTTTCTCATTGAACTTTGGTTCTAATGAGGTTGCTTGCTTTTTAAGCTTTTGGGCAATCTTCGGATCGGTAAATCCGGTAATTTTCTTTTTCATTAGGGTAAGATTATTCCCAAATCGTTGAAATTTGATGTTCGGTATTTGTTGAACATTTTGTAAAGAGGCGGTAAGTTTGGCCCACCTTGTGCGTTGCGTCTTGTGCCGTCAAAGTTTAGGTCACCATCAGTTACGTCTTTGAATGTGTCCCTAAACTTAATCTCTGTTTTGTCTGACGCACTCTTATAATACTTGGTCCCTCTGTTTCTTAGTCGAGATTTCCAGCCGATAAGGATTTCTGATCCATTCTGGCTCGATTCAATCTTTCGCAAATTGAATTTGATTACGTAGGTATATTGTCTTTGTAGAAATCCGGCTCTTTCAATAGGAGCATCTTGGATATCTGCCATTAACGCAGTTCCCGTAGGAAAGCCTAAGAAAGGTTGGGAGTTGACGGTATCAAGATAGTTTTCTATTAGGTCATGTCGAATCGGCCCAATAGTAGACCATGTTAGTACGGGTATTGCGATGGGTGCTTCGAGGATGAACGGTTCCCCAACGGAATTGGCTATGTCTTCTCCGGTAACAGGATCAACTGTTATGACTTCCATAACACTCTCTGCCCCCCAAGAGTATTCATATTGTCTCTTAGGTCCGTATTGTACTTCGATGGATTTTACATCGGTATGTTTTTCATAATAGCAATCAACTTGCCATAGCATGGCCCCTGAATTAAGTTCTCTAGCATTTTTTCTGACAAGAAAAGACCCGCCTCTTTGCGTTCGGAAGGCCGGAATATCATTTGCCGGGAGTGTGACACTTGTAGCATTACAGATAGATTCGAGTGTTTCGGTTATACTATCCGCTATAGCCATGTAGCTGATTGTAAAATTCTCTCCGATGGTGAGAAGCGGGTTATTATCGAACCCTATCTCTCCCGCGAAAGTTTTGTTGATCTCTCCTAACGAAGTTGCCATTAGATACCTCCCAACGATAAATCTGGGTTCCTTTGTTGAGACTCAATAACCCTTAGACGGTCTTCGATTCTGCGAAGCTCGTTGAGAACACTTTCTTGTTGCCGATCTTTGAAAGTTGCTTCTCTGTCGGCTACGCTACCGGCTTCCATTGTGATTGATGAGGCGGTAACTGTGTTTCCTAGTTCCATCCCTAGTTGTGACTTTCGTCTCAATAAATCCATTTTTTCTTGTATCGGATTTGGTTTTTCTGGTTCTTTATATTCAATCAACCCCATATTTTCCATTAATCGTTTGAGTAATGGATGTTGGTTGACGAAATCCTTAAATGCTTTGTTGGCTTCGTCCATCATCTTTATCATATCCTCGAAAGGTTTTATGATTACATCTGCTAGTGCCTCAAATCCGATTATCATAAGCTCAAGACCCGCATTTATCAGGGTTAGAGCGATATTGACGATATTCATTATTTGGGAAGCGGTTAAAAAGTATCCGATAAGTTTTCCTATTGGAGCGAGTATTTTACCGACGATTGTCATAAGGGCTGAGAACAGTTTAATCGGTGCTTCGAGGGCGATGGAAAATAGTTTCTTCATGTTTTCCCAAAGTTTGCCTAGTTCTCTTGTAGTCCCTGCGAATTGTCGTAGAGGGACAATCATAAGTAGTTTTGCTAGTTCTACAACCCCTCCTACGATTGTTTTTATCACCCACCAGATACCTTTAAGGAGTCGCCATAGACCTTGAAAAAGAAGACCGATTGTTTTAATCGGCAAAAGTAGTACCCAGAGGGCGGCTTTAATCGCCATAACGACTACTTGAATTGCAGCGAGCGGGATTCGTATTAGCTTGTCGATTACCCAACCGATTCCGATAATGATACCTTGGATTATTTTAAGAAACAGGATTGTGGTATTTAGAGTTAGGTTAATCCCTTTACGGATAAGGGAAGCGATGATAAGGAAGGGGGCAAGCAGAAGTTTTACGATTGGTGAAAGTATCCGAAGGAGAAGTATGATATTTTTGATTGCACCTAAGATACTGTTGTATAGAATTTCGCCTATTTTTGCCCATATACGAAGTAAGGCGGAAAGGTAATTTATCACGTCTCTTCCAGAATCCCCGAAGATTAAGGCCCAAGAGTCCCATAGTCTGTTGACTTCGACCCAAATGCTATGGACACCCTTAACGATAGTTTTCCACAAGCTATCGAAAGCATTGCTTACTTTACCCCAAGCAGCAACAAGTGTATCCTTAATAAGAGGGATAAGTTTCTTTATGTGGAATATCATTCCCGCAACCCCAAGTACGATGGTGACAATGGCTGCGGCAATGATTGCGAGGGCGGGACCAAGACTAATACCGGCTGCCCCAAGGGCTGTAATGGCTACGCCTACCGCTTCTGCTATTGCTGCCAATCCCGCAAAGACACCGGCGATTGCTCCCCCGGTTATCCCAAATGTTATTAATGCTCCGGCTGCTGCTATTGTCGCAACAACCAATGCACCGAACATCTGTACTGCTTTATGGTTTGCCTTAAACCAAGGTATCATTTTATCAACTAGCCTTTCGACAAGGTTAGCGATTTGCTCAAGCGGTTTTCGGAAGGCTTCTCCTAGCTCGACTTTGAGCATAGATACAGAACGTAGGATACGTCGAATACTGCCCTCGAACCCTCTATCTAGGATTCCTGCTTGAGTAGCAGCAATACCTGTTTGTTCATTCATTTTGTCGATCATCGACGTTAGATTCTCTAGTGTTCGCAAGGCTTTTACTGCTCTTGCTCCCCGGACATTAAAGATTCTCGTTAGGTGCGGTAGCTTCTCTTCATCAGGAAGGGCACGTAATACGTCTCCCAATTCGGCAAGTAGGTCTAGGGGGTTACGCATCTGCCCCGATATGTCGTAAGCTTTTATACCAAATGTCTCTTCGATATCTTCTGCTTTCTGTCCCAAGGTTTCTAAAAATTGGTTAAGTGAAGTACCACCTTTAGAACCTGTTAAACCAGAAAACGAAAGTTGGGCAAGGGCGGCTAGGGTCTTTGTTAATCCGAATCTTGTTGATTCTGCTGTACCTGCCACGTAGGAGAATGCCGCCCCTAGATCATCCATATCTACGACGGATTCGTTAGCTGCTGTAACGAAGTTGTCGGCTACCTTTTGGTATTCATTAACACCTTTGTCAAAAACCGTAATTGCCTGTACGAATAATTCGGCTGCTCTTTCTGGGTCGTAGTCTGTACTGCGAGCTAAATTGAGAACGGGAAGTAGTCCGGCTTCTAGTTGTTCCCCTTTTAGACCGGCTCTTGCTAGGTTCTTAGCGACTTGGGCAATCTCCGTCGATAAGAAAGTTGTTCCCCGCGAAGTCTCTTTGACAGTTTTTGAAAGATTTTGTAATTCTTCGTCTGTTAGTTCGGCGGCTGCCTTTGCTTTGAGAAGTTCCGTATCCAGTTTGGCGGCTTCTTGGACTGAATCCTTTAGAGGCATAAACATAACGGCTGCGGCTGCCGCTAGTTGAAAACCTAGCATAAGCGACTGTTGCCCTAGTTGCTTTATTTTCATCCCAATGGTGTTGAGGACGAATCCCGTTAGTTTGCCGAATGCCGTCCAATTCTTTTCCATTCCGACTAGGGGTAGCACTAATCTGGAAAGGGCGATTCGATAGGCGTCGATTGAGGACATCCCGCGAGACTTTAACCGTTCAATTGTTTTATTGAGATTGTTAAAGCGGGCCATGACCTTTGTAAAAACTTTCCCAGACTTATCTACAGCTTCAATTAGGACAAGTGCCCTACCAGCTATCACTGATGATGCGGTTGCCATTTTGGTATTTTTTCTCTAAAAGAGGCTAAATGAAATCATCTGGTTCGGGAAGCCTTCTCACTAGGGCTTCTTGGAATAGCTCGGCTGTTTCTTTGTCTGTAAGAGGGAAGTCATTCCCGTCTGAATCGATTGCGTAAATATGGTAAGGGCCAAAAGGGATACCTACCGATTCGTCTTCATCCCAATCGTCGCAGAAGATTTCTAGTTCTGTTTCTCGGATAACCTTGGTGAAATACATTATATGGTATTCCTTACAGTAGAGACAGTTATCGAATCTTTCCAAAATTGGGGTAGCTTTAGTTTTGCCTTTTCGAGAGCGGGGTAAGCAAACTTACGTTCCGGCATCTTGATTGTTTTTACAATTGCCGGTTTGGATTTGATTCGTCCCGCTAAGAAAAGTTTTCTCGCTGCGTCTGCTTGTTTTCGGGTACGGGCTTTCTGACGACCTGCTTGGTAGGTTTTGATTTGTACCCGTTGGCCGAATTCCTGAATTTCCATCGGGGTCTGTTTTTGCCCCAATCCCTCATGTCCGATAATCTCGGCAGTTTTCCAAGGAGCGGGAACAGAAAAGATCCTTTTGAAATCCGCCTTACCTCGGTACTCTTTAGGTTTGTGGGCATGGGGTGGTTTACCGACCTTGGAAGGCTTGTCGTTAGTCACTCTGCGGATCGACCCCCGCATGATTTTACGGACCAGCAACCCGGCATGTTGGAGCGGTCTTTTGTTGACCGTTTTCCAACTGCGGGTTACTATGCCTTTGTCGAAATGTCTTTTCAGCACTTTGAAACTAACTTGCATCGATCTTGCCTTTAGGCTTCTGTCGGGCTAATCAAGTTTCCAAGTAATCCAGTAGTAGGAACGACTGCTCCCTTAGATTGTCTACCGGCGTTCGCATTCATGTAGGGGTGAAGGTCTGAAATGCGAAGGTTTTTCTTTGTGGAGTGAATTGCTTGAAGGGATGCTGTATGTGACCAACTTTCTAGTAAGACCGCTTGGTATTGGATGAAAAGTTCCCGGTAGGTTTTAGGCCGCCAATCTTGCTTGACGACCGCAGACATTACCCAAATGTCTTTCCAGCCTATACCTGTAGATTTTTTGTCTCCATTGAATTGAGAACTTTCTCCATTTCTTGTGGAAGCGTTTTGCCCCCCATCGTCTCGTCGATGATCTGATTGATTTTCTGATCGCTCAGTTCCTCGTTCATTTTGTCTGCCATTCGCTGATCGACTATCCTTGTGAGACTCGAAAACCGTTCGGTCAAACGCTTCAAGGTAGTCCGCATCTGTGGGAAAAAATCCGATAGTTCCTCAAAAAATGCCACCTTCCCTTTCTCGATTGTGTCACCATTGAAACAATGGGCAAAATCTTCTTCGTTGGTTACGGGCAGCTTAGCTGCTGTTTTTTTGCAAATGTAGGTTTTGCCTTCGATCTGGTCCTGACAAAGCATCCAAAGAGCGAAGAAAGAAACTTCTGTTTCGGAGAGCATCTGAAACAGTTTTTCGGATGGCGGAAAGAAACTGATCTTTCCAAAGTTTGGGAATTCGTAGGACTCGATTTTGCGGACGGCGGAAAGGTCCATATCGAGTTGCCATGTCTGGTCGTATCGGTCGATAAAGGTTCTCATGGTCTGTGCTTTCTAAATTTTCTGGAAAAGAAAAGGATGGGCGGTAGAGCTACCTAGCTCTTTTTCTTAGGGTCGTCAACAATATCCGAGATTATCCCGGTGGTCGGTACGGTTGTTGATTTGGAAGTCGGGACCGATTTCTCTTTTTTTGGGGTTGGTACTTCCGGGACGACGGCGGTTACTGTTTGTTCGCCTTGTCGAAGAATGTCAAGGTCTTCTTGTAGGACGACGACAATTGTATCATCGGGCAACCCGATAATGTGTGTGCGTTTGCGGATGGATAGAGGATGGTCTGGTTTCTCCAAGCAGATTTCCCGTAGCTCCTTAACGGTAAGCTGTTCCAGTGGGCTTACGTCGAAGATGAAGTTATCCGGGAGAAGTAGGAAGCGTGGGTCGTTGACAGCTTCCGGGAATTGTTCAGCAAATTCTGTTTTGTTGAAAGATCGGCGGATTACCTTACCGGAATTACGACCTTTGATAATCGCTTCTTGTAAGGCTCTTTTGTAATCGTGGAACATGGTTTGTCTTTCTACGTAGATAGAGAAAAACCCCCGCGTAAAGCAGGGGAAGTGTCGGGCTGTTTTTGTTCGTTACGGTACGACGTTCCAAGAAGGTTCGATAACCGCACCTTGGCTGTTTTCTTTCCAAGAGAGAGAAAGGGTCGCATCGTGGGAAGCAATCTCTTGGGTCGGTTGACCCCAGGGGAAGTTGCTGAAGTGGCAGTAGGCTTTGAAATATTCCGTACCGCTTGTAGCGATGTTTGCGTTGGCCGATGCGAATTGGGTAATCGTTCGGCTAAAGGCCATTGTGTTGAGGAAGCTCCATATCGCAAGGCCGATGCTGTTCGCCAAGAAGATATTGATTGATCCACTGTGTTTGGCCGGAAGGTTTAAGAGCCATTGTGAACAACGTAGATCGACCTCCGCATCGTTGATTGCGTGATCGACCGTTACATCACCGACAATACAAATTTCTACCCAAGTCGGGGACTCGTTAGTTCCCGAGTTATAGTAGAGCTTCATATCGTTGCCGACTTTTAACATAGTTAGTTCTCCGTGTTAAAGTTTGTTTGTCTTTGAGAAGTTAGGTTGTACCTTTTGATCGCGTTATCGTAAGCTTCGGCGGCTTGAATTTCTGTGTCGAATAAACCCAGATATATCCTAAGCTCACCAAGGTTAATTCTTGCCCTCCATTTCCCGGCTTTTGTGTGCCAACCAACACCAAAATATTGGGATGTTGTTTTGTTTTTGCTTTTCCTTCCTTGGCTGATAGACTTACTCATTTCCTTTCCGTGAGCCTGTCTACCTTTATCTACTTTGTCTTGATTGTTATCTGCTAACGTTCCGGTGAATAGGTGGTCTGGATTACAACATTTTCGGTTGTCACATGTATGGAGTATGCAAATGTTATTAGTTAACGGATGTTTCCAGTTATGAAAGGCTATCCTATGGGCCGACCGTACTTTGTTGCGTAGAATAAATCTTCCATATCCGTTGTATGTGTATGCTGCCCATTCCCAACAACCACCTTTTATTTTAACGATCTTTTTTTCAAATCGTTTTAAGTCTTTTTGGGATAGGGTAAGGTTAGCGGGCATCTAAGGTTGTTTGATGTAGTGGTAGAAGGCTGTGAAAATCACATTGAAGACACCTTTTTGTATTAGGTCTTGATAGCTAAAGGTATTTCCTTCTGGGTCTTGGAGCGGTTCGGTTTTTTGCCATTGGTAATCTTCTCCCGATACTAGTTCATCGTCTTCTAGTGTTTGTCTGATCTGTTCAGCGAACAAAACTAGCTTGTCAATGTATTCGGTATCCTCAACATTTACTCTTTGTTGGATAGCGATTTGTACCGGAAGGGATAGGAGAACTTTTGTTGTGTCGCGGAGGATTCTTTGTCGTTCGGCGGAGTGCCCTATCGAGACGACCTTGACAAATGGTTTTTCCCCAAGGTCTTCGAGGCTTTCTTGCGGGAGGTATGTTTCCTTTAAGTCAAAATCCGAGAAAATGTAATTAGCCCGATTTCCATCGATGGCTACTGTTGCGGCTTTTCGGATTCTGACTTCGTAAGCAAACATGGCTTATAGATCAAGAACGAGGATTTTGGCGGCAACGTCACAATCGATGTAAACTTTGCCGTCTGATTGTTTGAAGAGGGTCGGAAGACGCATAGCGTGAATCTTCGCGGTCACTACCGTGATTGTGATATCGCCTACGGTTGCTCCAACCGCTGTGAGGCTTGCGGGAGCGGGAACTTTGATGGTGTAGGTTGCGTTACCCCCGGTATCGTTTCGCAGTACAACTAGGTCTGCTCCGTCGTGATCGAAGGTTACTCCGTTGCCTGCTCCGGTGGACATGGTGACGTAGGTTGCGTCCGTTAGGTTAAGGCCGTTGCTTGTTAGAGCAACTTCTACAGTTTTGGTTAATGCTGATCTTGGCACGTTAGGACTCCTATTTGGGTGTTTTTATTCAAGAGATTAGTAATGTTACTTAGTAGTTCTTATTACTCTTCTCTTCCAGAGCGTAGCGTTTCGGGGTCGTTTTGCTGTTTTTTCTCTGAAAACGTGTTTTTGGGGCTAGGTCGATGGGAAAATGGGTGTTTTTTCTCCAAAAATGGTGTTTTTTCTCCAAAAATGGTGTTTTTTACCCTGTTTGCCGTCCATGTATCCGAATTCTGACCCTTGTAGAGGTTGTAAATCGGAAAACTTGGTCACCAATCAGAAAAGTTTCAAAGGTTTTACCATTCCACTCGATTTGATCCCCTTGTTTTGGGAGCGGGTAGGTTAGGCTTGAAAGGTCTGCGGTGTCAAAACAAAAGTCTTGAAGTTTATCTAGGACTAACGGAATCCCGTACATCGCCAATTCGTTTACGTCACACTTTTGTGGTGTGAAGTTCTCAATCTCGATTGCCACTTCTCCCGGACGAGTGTAGATAAGCGAATTATCGTTTATCGTTTTCATCCGAGTACCTAAGCGGTCTAGTCGTGTTGAGAAGTCGTAAACCATAGTATCACTAAGCGTGCGGAATACCGGCTGCTTTGAAGTTCAGAACAAGCTCTGTTGCGGTCTTTGCCCGTCCGATCGTTGTAGGGTAGTTGCCGGTTGCCAAGTCTGCTTCGGGGTCAATCTCCCCCGCAACAGCACCAACAACGTAGCTTGTGCCTACTCCCATTGTTCCACCTAGATCAATTGATCCAGTTTTTGCAATAACGAAGTAAACATCGGCTGCGGGGGCGTAGCTGGCGGCAATTCCGACTGCATTTGCCTCTGTTGCCCCGGAACTGATTGATTTGTAATACTTTCCGTCCGATTTGAGATAGACCGGCATACCCGGACTAATCGCTTCACCGGCTTGAACGAGGGCAACCGTCGTATCAGAAAATAGATGAACGCTTGCCGGTGTTTGTGATAACGCTGTCATTGGTTAGGTCTTTCTTTTGAATAATCCTACTAATCTGTTAAGCAAGATTTGGAAAAAGCCTCTTCTCTTTTTCTGGAGAGAAGAGGCTAGTTTCGACCAGTCGCCGAAGGCCATCAGACCAACGGGCGAGCGATAACGTAGACCTTGATCTTTCCTGCGGGTGTTCCGCCGGATGTTTGCTGCGAAACGAAACCTTGTACCGCTTTACCGGCTGCGACGGTTTTGATTACCGCACCGCTGGCAATTGCGAAAATGTTATTCGTTCCAAGTAGAATATCGCCCGCTGCGTCGCCCGCTGCGTCCGCTGCGGTAATCGTGCTAAGAGCGTTATCGTCTTCGTCTTCGATGGTGATAATGCCTTGGTCTTCTGAAGACCCTGCCATTACCTCTGTGACGATACCGTAGCAGGCTTCGATAACAAGACCGTGACGATTTTGCCAAGCCGGAATGAGGATATGTTCCGAAACATCCCCGTTTGCTCCATCGCAATCGAATTCATAGACGAACGGACGAATCACGTTGTATCGGTCAAGCACGCTTACCGGAATGAACTCGACAAAGAGGGCACCGCTTCCCGCTGCCTTGGAACAAATCCCAAGTTCCAAGTCTGCCGAACCATCTAGGGCTAGTCCCGGATTGACGGCTAGGCCCGTTGACGAATCGTACATCACGGTGTTACCCACCGCGAAGACCGTAGCCGATGCCTTATCGGCTTTGCGAAGTCCCATAAGCGTAAGGGCGTCGAATTCGCTTGCGGCGATATCTCGGTCTGGATAACCGATAATACCACCACCGGGGTTTGTTGGGGTTCCGCCTAGAACGGCTGCTCCGGGCGTATAGTCAATTCGATCCGACGTGTTTTGTACTCTTGTAGTACCCATTTGTAATGCTCCTAAAGCATGATTTTGGTATTTTAATGCGGAAAAAATGGGGAAGTGTATCGGTTACCCCCCACTCCGGTTTATTTGGTACTAGGCAGCACCCTTGTTATACTGTGCCCACTTTGGATCGCCATTATCCGCACCGGCATCATGGAACGCACGCCATTGCAACCCCAATACCTCGAAGGCGGCATCGCCTTGTTGGATCGTTGGGCGTTGTTGGCCGTTCAGGAACGAACCGATTACCAAACCTCCCATCGGACCAGCGGGGCGAACAAGCAACCATTGATTAGCTGTTTGGTTCGGGATTGCTTGACCAAGGTTTGTGATGCGTTGCTTGATATTGGTATTGCTTAGATACCGGGCTTGTACCGGGCGGTATTTGCCAACGTGAGGATTCTTGTTCGGTCGTCCCTTTGCGTTGGCTGTTTGCAGAACATCCAAAGACGATTCTTTGTAAAGTTCATTTGCCAAAACCGTATCCTGAACACCATGAAGCAAAAGACTTGCTTCAATCAGGATTGGCGAATTATCCGAATCGACCATATTGGATAATTGGTTTTCGGCGGCACTCAAGCCGTCAACTCCCAAATCGCTTCCCGTACCAGCAAGGTAGTTGTTGTTGGCGTTGTTGGTCGGAAACAATGTCGCCAATTGGTTCAACAAGTGAACGTAGAACAACTCCTCAAGGAATTTGGCACCCTCTTCACCGAGAGCGGTCATAATGCCGTTGAGGGCACCAAGATCATCATTGATGATATCTCGACGGCTTAGACCTACGATCTTACCGTAGGTATCTGCCGAATGGGTGAACTTCTGATCGCTGAATCCGCCATGCTTCAATTCACCATCGGCACCTACTTGTTGATAACCTCCTTTGGAAGTCAATCGGTAGGCATTGTGGACCTTGAAGTCGGAAACCGAAGACACTTTGACCCACTCTTGCCAAGTGGTGTTTTGGGCTTCATAGGCTGCCCAAAGCATCTTGTTGGCTGCATCGTCGAAGATGTTCAAACCGCTCCAAGTCGTGTTCCCGGAAGCTCGCAATTGATGTTGAGCATCGCGAACAGCCGCGATAAAACCGTCCGTGTTGAGACGACCACGATAACGCGATCCTGTGGCCGCGATAATGTGGTGTTCCAACAATTGGCACAACGAGATATCTCGGATTTCAGGATTGTCCGAAGCTTCCAAAGTCTCTTCATCGAAAGAGTGTTCGTAGCCGAATTTCTTTCCGGTGATCTTGTGAGTACCGCTTGCGACTACTCCGGTATTCCGAAGAATAGCACAAGAGAGAGCCAACGGCTTCTTGAAGACGCTGGTAAGCGATTCGCGGGAATGAACCCCGATATGCCCAACATCGTCTTTCTTGGCCCGCATCATTTCAAGCTCGAATTTGTCAACGGACCAACCGTTGGAAATGGCGTAGGAGCAAACACCGCGAACCGTCTTGCGACGACACTTGAGAGTTTTCAGATACTCTTCGTTTAGGTCTTCGTCGTCGAAATTCTCTGCCGCTGCCCGAATCCCCTCGATTCGCTCATCTTCGGCGGCTTCTTTTTCTCGACGTGCCGTTAGTTTGGCATCATCGTCGATGGGTTCGGTCTTTGGCTTACGGGGCGGCGGTGTGGCGAGTGTCTTGTTATAGACAGCTTCCAATTTTGTCCGTTGTTCATCGGTCAATTTGGACGCATCCAACCCAAGGGTTTCGCAATGCTCTTTGAGCCACTTTTCAAACATGGTCTTTACTCCGTTATGTAAACTTAGTTTTGCTGCAAGTGAAACGAAATTTGCCCCTTTAACTAACTTCCCAATCTCAACAATCTCTGTTGCGAAACCGGCCTCAAGAGCCTCTTGAGCGGTAAACCAATTGTCCCCCTCCATCCAAGATTTGACAGTATCTACCGAAGCTTTTGTTCGCTCGGTGTAGATATTACGAATGTTTTCGTTTGCCTTTTTGACAAGTTCTAATAGATCAGCTAGACCGGCTTCTTGTGCCCCGAAAGCCGTAACCGCCGATGAATGGGTCATTAGAAAGGCGTTATCCGCAATTTGTCGAACGTCGCCAGCGAGGAAAATAACCGAAGCAATCGAGGCGGCGATACTATCACAAATTGTGGTAACCCCACCTTCCCATTGTCGGAGAAGATTGTAGATTCCCAATCCTTGGAAAACATCACCACCGTCACTTCCTAAACGGATTATAAGTTTGGTGTTTTTCGGCAGGGTTTTTAGAGCATCCCGCAAATCTTGTAATGAGAACCCAAATCCTTGCGAGATATCGTTATAGATTTCGATTGTCGCAACACCAGATTTCATCGTTAAGGAAATGGTCATCTTTTACCTTTCTAACAAAGAGGGTTAGAATTTTCATCCCAACCCTCTAAGCACAAACCGAACCGCCGAATGAATACTATTCTCAACTAGTGGTCTTTGTCGTCAAGATTTCAATTCCCTATATTTAGGGAATTATTCTTCCTCCTCTGAATTGCTATTTTTTTGCACCAAGTTGCTATCCGGCGTATTTAGCATTCCTAGCTCTTTACGACGATTTTGTTGTCTTTCAAGATTTTCGTAATGCTCTTCAACTGGACGATTAAATCGACCTTCTTGAATATCTGTATCCGAAAGGTGTCCGCCTATATGTAGTAGATTCATCGCGTGAGCAACTTTAACCGGGTCGGTGTGTTCTGAAATCTCATCCCAGCGGTAGGTATGTTCGGGGGTTATTTCTCGAAGAGATGGATATCTATCGACGATTCCTTTAATCTTTTCTGGAGAAGAGCGGTCGTCGTCTAGGTAATCGTCAAGTCGGATAGCTTCATACCACCATTGGTAGAAATCTTTGTCAAGGATATCTTCATTGCATCCTAGTCGGTCCTGTTCGTGCGTACCTGCGTAAACTTGGCGATCTAAGGCACCGGAAGCCATGTTGTATCCACCACTATATCCAAGTGCCATATTTCGCGGGACGCATAGAGGGCGGGCGGCTTCTTGCACAAGAGCATTAATAAACCCATCGTACATATTGCACGGTTGTTCAGGCTTAAGCTGTGTCATGTCATACATGGACGGTAGAACGGTCATTAGTCCCCGATCAATCGGAAAGCTATCAAACCAGTCTTCGGCGGCTTGTTGATTTGCGGTATCCAGATTTCCCGTAAAAGGATTAGTGGCAACCGGCTGCATGGATTTAAGCAAAACCGTAAAATCGGCGGCGATTTCAGCATTTTGGACAACCGCTAAAGTGTACCTACGTAATAAGGCCCATAGTGGGAGTGTGGTTGTGGTTTCCGGGATACCCCGTAACCAAGGCCGTTCTTTACGAAACCAATGTATTACGTTGTCTGCATCGATCCATTTACCACCGTATTGACGAATACTAAACATTTCAGATTCGCCCGGATGATCGTCTAACATCCAATACTGTTGGGGTTCCCCGCTACTCCGATCAATCCGAACAGCATCAATTTCGTATCGATTTTTTGGACTGTAATCACTGTTTTGGAAATGGTCACACTCGATTGTGCGGAATGTGATTTTAGTTTTGAGTTTACTTCGTCGGTCTGTATAGTAGACCCCGAAAGCTTCTCCACTATCTGTGCGAGCGTATCGCATTTGCCAAAGCTTTTGGCGTAGCTTAATCGACTTTGCGCGTGCTAACCAAAGACGTTCGATAGTTCGTTTTTGCGTATCACTGAATCGTGGGTCTGTGATTTGTAGGGAGGGTCCGCCCCCTGTAAAATCGTTGGCAAGGGTTAAAAGGATACCTTTTAGATACCCTGAATTGGCCGATTCGTAACGTGCCCTTGAGCGGATTTTACTACGTGTAGCTAGGTTATGTGCGGTGTTCGGAGAGAACATATCCGCATTTGCCCAATGTAGTTCGTTCTGACTTGTTGTTTTTTCTGCGTCGTAACGTGAACGAAGTGCCCTCTTAATCTCTTCACGAATACGAATAACTTCGTTAGAGGGAGCTACCTCTACGAAGGGTTTTCCTGTTGCCGGGTTTATGACTTTTCCCATTAGTTACGGTCCTGCTGGCTTACATCGCGAAATACGTAAACCGTGAAGTGGTGTTTCTGGGGCTAGTAGTTCGGCTTGATACCGTTCGTAGGCGATGATTTCTCGTAAGTCTCTTTCTTCAACACTCCCCTCGTCGGTTACTGTTTTCTTAGGGGCACCTGCTAGACCTTCTAGGGCTTGTGTTTGTGTTTGTGAGGCTACCTCGATATGACTTTCTAAGGCGGTGTCTATTGCTGCCAATTGTGCTAATAGAACTGCTTGGAGTGTTACTAAATCTTGTGAAATGCTTGTTGTGGTTGGTTCCCCGATACGTGGGAAAGAGTCGCCTGTCTGAACAACTTGTTCTTGCCCTATTACGCTTGGTTGTAGGGGGGCAACGTCATAGAGAGTTACAGTTGTATTAACATCGGTATCTGCCGCATTAGGGCTAGTTATTTTTACCGTTAGTGCGGTGTTAGCGGGGACTAAGACGGGTATAGATTGAAATCGTGTTCGTGTTGTAGGAGATATTGATTTTGTTTGTGTCGCCCCATCGAATATAACCCCCCCGATTTCAATTTTGAGCGTGAAATCTCCGCCCGTACCATCTAAGTCTTTTGTCCCGTTACCTAAAACTATATCTGCTTGGATAAGTCTCGGATTTCCTGTGTCGGGCGTATTGTTGTAAATCGTGCTTTCATTAGTCAAGTCATGGTCTGTGTCTACAGGAGAACCGATAACTCTCATTAAAATGCTCCCCTTGTTCTGGAATTTAGTTCGTTGAGCGTTGGTAAAACTTCTAGCTGTATATCGAGATTTGCCTCATCTAAACCTATTGCCGCTCGTATACCTGAGGCATCCAATCCGCCCGCTCCGCTTAGAGCGTTGGCGTCTATTTGGTTAGGAATAGTGAATACCAATTGATCTGTTTTCGCTTTAATCGCCGTGACATTCGATCCGACAGTTCCCGCGACAATAGCCGAATTACAGGCAGCCGCGATGGCTGCAATGGTGGCCGTTGCGTCGCCTTCGTTCACGAGGAATTCTTCGACCTTGGCTGCGATCGCGGCGAGTAATGCCGTGGCATCACCTTCGTCGAGGATCGCTGCTTCAACTGCCGCCGGAATCGCACTCACACTTGTTGCCGTCGCAAGCCCAGCCTGAATCTTCGTGACTGCGGTTGGGCTTATCGCTGTTCCGGTCAGCACATCAGTCAGCATGGCATGGACGGCGACTCCCGCAGGGACGATCTGATACGTCGTAGAACTGTCCGGTGAAGCTGTTGTCGTCCATGCCTTCGCAACGTACAAATCCCTGGTGATTGAAGAGTATCCGGTACACAGTCCGAAACTACCCTTCCCTTCTCCACCAGTCAGTAGGATTACCTGTCCGACGTACTTGTTGTTTACACTGCCTGCGTCTGCGTCTAGTCTGATTGACGTCGAAGTACCTCCGGCGATAGCTGTGCCAGAATGTGTCACGCGGGGAAGTCCATTAACGCTCGTTTGACTTGCTGCATTCTTAGCCGGATCGTAATCAGGATGCAAAACAACCGTGCCGTTACCTAGTGCTGTGATTACCGCCGCAAGAGCAGTTGCCGTCGCCATATCGGGAATCGCGGTGAATGATGAACCGTCTTCGGTGGCGAGCATTGGATTAGTCGGAATCGCTGCAATGTCTGCCGCAATACTCGCACCCGCTGGCCCGCCGAGCCGTGCGTAATTGTCGCCCGTCTGCTTAACCACGACTGCAAAGTTAAACGCCTTCGCTCGCCCGACCGCACCCATTGCCCACGAAACCTCAATCTGCCCGTAATCACCGACTACCCAGCCGTCGCCACTCGCGAGCGTTACACTGACGACATACAGCCCGGTTCCTTTATTCACGACTGCAATATCGGTCCCAATCAACGCGGTTCCATTGCGTCGAATCACCGCAGTTGACAACGAGTCCGCATTCGTCAACGCACCTGTTGAAAGATCGCTCGTTACGAATTCAGCGGATAATGCGTCGTCTACGTGTGCCATTAAATCCACTCCGCTGGTTCTTCGAGGATTACTCCGCCGCCACCACCACCGACTAACGGAGGAACTGCCCCTCGATGCTGCCCCGACCCAAAGGGATAACCACCAGTGCGTAATAGACCGATGTCCTTCGTTCGGTAATACGCAAATCGATTTGCAAAGTCACTTAGGCTCGTTGGCTTGCTGCCAGTGCGGTTGAATGGATCTTCAGCCAGCTTCTCGTTGTTAGTTCCACCTGGAGACGCTGGCACCACGTCACCCATTAACACCGCATCCATCGCATTGAAGTCAGCAGTGTTGTCGTAGAAGCTATTTCCAAAAAAGACTGGAAGATCATACGCGCCGAGCCATCCGCCTAATGCCGCCTGAAATCCAACAAAGATGTTATTCGTAATCTGCGACGCATAGGCCAGTGTGTCCTTACTGAACCAAATTCCGTCGTGAATCGTTCCTTTCGTCCGTTGAATCAGCGTATTGTTAGTCGCTAAAACTGGCACAGTACAGCTAATGGCAATTCCACCGTTGATGTCGAAAATTGTGTTCGCGACATTGTATGCAGCTTGACATACCGTCACGAAATTACGGGTTCCACGATCTAAGAAATAGCATGAATGTACCCGTGAAGCACCATAGCAAGCCGCTAGGCCCAAATTGTGGAAAAAGCAGCCGAACACACTCGTGGACGCGGAAGGGCCAACTGTACCGATACCGCCGCCGCTGCTGTTCGTGAATTCACAATGTGCGAAATTCCAGTATTGGTACAGTTGTACGAGAGGCTCGCTGGAGCCTCCGTTCGTGAATCGGAAGTAAAACCAATTCACGTAATTCTTCTGATGTGACGCACCATTCCAAAAATCAAAGATTGGTGTGTTGATTGCATTGCCGTCGAATGTTGGGGCAGTGAGGACAGTTGGATCTGCGTTCGGATCAAAAGCACCAGATCCCGACCAAACTACATGAGTGAGTTGGGCAAGTGATGTCGGGTTAAATGGGATCGCCCAGTCGGATCCTACAATCGTTGTACCTTGCTTTATGGCTAGGAAATTTCCAAGCGAAGTGTTAAATGTCATTGACGACAACATGTAACCGTAGCGACCGTACGGATCGCCAAGAGTACCGTTGCCAGAGTTGGCATCGATGCTCGGATCGCAGTAGATGATTGTCGGAGTTGCCATTAGTTAATCATCTCATCGACAGTTGCTTTTGTCGGCAATTCAACCGGCCCATTGTTGAGTTCACTGAGCTTGGCGTTCAGCGAGGCGATTACATTGCGGTGTTGGCCTTCGCGTTTCTGCAATGATTCTCTTTCGGTGGCCAGCATAGCCGCCGACCGATTCTCAGCGTAAGCAACTAGATCCGTCAATTCCCGTCGCTGTTTCGCGATTACGCCTTCGGTTAAGACCTTTTGCAAAACAACCGGGTCAAGGCCAAGGGCGTCGGCGAAAAACTGTTGCACGGCAGTGGGATTGTCCGCAAGTAGTTGCCGCATTCCAGCGGCGAGTTCTTTAGGATCGATCATGTTGATTACCTACTTTTGTTGAATAGTAGAGATTGTTTGGCGTAAATCCGTTATCGCGTCACACATACGGTCGGAAGTTACGTTTATTGCGACTAGTTGATTTGTAAATTCTGCTCTTTGTTCTTTTATATCTTGTCGAAAAGAGTCAACCAGCTTATTGATTATTATATCGTGTTTGTCCGCTAGGTCTTTTGTTATCTCGTTAGACCGTTTCGATAATTGTGGGATGGTAACTGTTGTTGTGTGCCAAGCATACCAAACTGCGAATCCGATTGAGCTAAGCTGAGAGATTATTTGAGCGATATCTTTACCTTCCATCACTTCCATGTCTGCCGCTCCAATTTTTTTGAGTTATCGCCAACCTACGATTTCTGCCGCTGTCGTCCCTGTTTTGTAGATTTTCGTGATAAAGAAGATATGCTGTACCCCAATTACCAAAGCATTCGCTGGTAAGACAACACCTGTTGCGTTAGGCGTATCTACCTTAACGTTCCCGGCTGTTCCGATTGAGAAACCGCGTAAAGGAGGATCGAAAGATTGATCGGTCGCGGATATGTCGACTAAGATTGCTTCGGAAGGCGGATAGACAGACTCTTTTGTTCGGACATGAACCATAAGAAACACCTTTCTCGAAAATGGTGTTTTTATTATGGTAAGCCCTAGTTATTGGGTCAATAAAAGTATTCCCTAGATGTAGGGAATTATTGAAAGAAGGGATTTTCTGGAGAAGAGGGCGGGGGGTCGATTGGTGGACTAGGTATCTCGATTTTCTTTTTCCTACCTTGTCTAAACGTCTCGTCTATCTCATGGTCTACTATTTCTTTGGTCCGATACTGTTTGTCGCAATGTCGGCATAATCTGATTCTTACGATTATCTGCTGTCCGAGAATAGTAGCCTTGCGGGTTTCAAGTACCCTAGAGTATTTCCCGTTGCAACGAGGGCATTGTAAGGCTTCCATACCTAGCGTTGCTCCTTCTTTTTATTCTCCCAAATCTTGCGTAGAGAATGCTGTTGCTGAATTCTTAGCTGATCGTCGTAATCTGGTGTTTTAATGCTGGCACCACATATCGAAGCGAGACACATACAACCCGTCGCACAATCGAGGTAGTCATTCTCGTCTTTCATATTGGGTCGCACATTCCAACAATCCTTAGTAATACCTCTAGCTAGGATAGGTTCGGGGTATTCTGAACCTCCTAAATGATCGGCAAACATTTGATGGTTTGCTGGTAAGTCGTTGAATAGTGTAACGCATCCCTGTGAACCGTAAGAAGTTCCTAATCGTTTCATTAGGAAAGTTTTCAGTCGGTTTACATCAGACAATACGTATCTTGCGTTACGTGTTTCGCTATATGGTTTGATTACCCATTTACTTTCTTGAACATTGGGGAATTGTTCATGCTCAAAAAGCCAGCCATCTGTAGGTTTGTATTCTTCTAGCTGTTTCTGGGAAGGGAGAAAAGGGTGGCCTTGGTAAGCAATTATTCTTTGGTCGTTGAACTCGCGAATGAAACGTTTACATACTTCAGCCGACTTACCCCATTTTGTATCAATTCCTAATGCTCGGATACTCTTCTCTTCTAGCTCTTGTCCCTGGATTGGGAATTTCCGGTTTAGCAACCAGCTACAACATTGTGTTAGAGCTAGGTAAATCTTTTCATCGAACGGTGCTCGCGTTTTGGTGGATTTACCTGGAGAGTTTAGTTCCGGTCGTTGATTTGGGTACGTTTTGTAGAATTCCCGCGTAAGTAGTGACCAACCGTAAGTTTGGTTTTTACGGATGTAGTTTGTTTGAACTTGAGGAAAAGTACCGTAGTCAATGAACTGCCCATTAAAGGCATGGTCGTGGGCGAAGATTGCATAAAATAGAATTTCTTCTTGGATATCAATGAACGCGACTAGATTTGTCCACTGTACCGAAAGTTCATTTCTACTGATATTTGTTGTTTTTTCTGCAATCTCGGAAGGTGTTAAGAGTAATCCGACTGTAGCGGATTTCATTTTTGGTCTGTTTTGGCCTTCTGAAAGAAAGGCTAAATGGTCTTTGAAACGCCAATTCATCGCGGATTGGATCGCGGAAACTTCGTCTTTGGTGGGGTCTTTAGTATCGTGTTTGTATCGATCTGCCCACGTAACCTCAAAGCCTGCGTCTAAGACTTCTCGTTTCTCGCGATAGAATTCGTTTGCTAGGCGTAAATCCCCGAATTCTCGAAAGGATTGATCTCGTATTTCTCGGTACTGATTCCACAACTGCCCCTGTATGTTTGGTGTGCTGTTTATCTCTTCATGGATAACGTCATCATCAATACCTGCTGGGTATTTAGAGATAACTCCGTATCGTACACCTGCGTAATCAGGTTTTTTTGCTGGCGTGAGGTACGTATCTGCTACGTCGCCTTCTCGAATAACCGTCGTAGGCATGAGAACAGCGGACGTTATATCCGGGCCGGATAAATGTTCGATTGCAGATTCAATAAGATGTTCTAAATCTTCGCAAGACTTAGGCGAATCTGCTTTTTGATCCTTTTGAACGTCGTCTAAAAGTATCATATCCGGGCGGGGTTGCGTTAGTAGAATTGGGTGTACGTCGGCTTCACCCCGAATCGAACCGTCTATACCAGCGACACGGATAATACAACCCGCAGAATTGATAATAAATCTCTCAATCTCAATTCCGATATCGGGAAGATAAGTTACACATTCCCGGTCGTACTTTAAGTAATCCTTGATATCCTCTTCCTCAAAAAGCATCGAAGGATATTGGATTTCTTTGGAAGTATAGATTAGGTGTGTCCGTTCCCCCTTGTAAGTCTGTCCGTGCATACCTTGTGTAGGTCTGCCTTCGATACGGTAGATCGGATAAGCTATTTCCGGGAAGTCTTGTTTGAGAGCTTGGGAGCGATACCAATACGCTTTAATGAATTCAAGTGTCTGGATTGCTTTATCTTCTTTGCTGCCGATGAAGAAAGGGAATTTGCGATATCCGTAAGCGGTAGCTCGACGGATCATACCGCGAGCGATAGCAGTTTTACCCCCGCCACGAGGTACACCAAATGCTTTTTTACCACCATAACGGATACGGTCTTCGATTTCCCTGATTAGCGAAATATGATAATCTGCAAAGCCCATGTAGAAGACCTTTGGCATGTAGGTCTGTAGGTCTAGCAGAGGATCGGCCTTACATGCCATTCTCCGTTCCCAATTGATTGCGGAGAAGTCGATAGGCTTGAAGTCGGAAAATTCGGGGGTATTAGCGATATCCCGTAGGTTAGTGCTTTTCTTCCATTCGTCTTTTGCCCGATTCGCACTAATCTGTTCTTGACGACGCATCCGTTTAACGGGGTCGGTAGGCATCGCCCCTGGATATGGAAGGGGGGTAGATGATGCCTTTTTTGGTGTTTTTTTGCGTGGGGGGGCTTTCTTTGTAGCCTTTTTAGGTGCTTTCTTGTGTTTTACGGCTTGGGAAAGCCCCCCAATCACTACTTTCTTGACCATTTTTAACCTTCCGAGAAGTCGAATTTAGAGTTTCGGCTTTCTCTGGAAGAGAAAAGTTGTGCCTTGGATGGTCACTTCGTTAAGAATGATAGTCCGACCTTTGCTATCTTTCTCAATAATTAGGTCAAGTTCGATATGTTCTGTGCCTGTAGGTGGCGGTGTAACACCCTCGAACCGTCCCTTCCAAGGTTTTCCTACTGGCTCCCCACCGTAATAGTTAGTCAAGACGTTGACGCTAGGTGATTTTGGGAGCTTATAGGCGGAGCTTCCATCGGAGTAGCCAACGAATAAATGATTTCGGTAGCTGTAGCTCATTGGTTCTTGGTGAGAGCCTTGGCTGCCGAATTGGTGTCGTAGCCCTACACAATGGCCTGTCTCATGGCAGCTTAGCCCTACATCGGCTTGCCACCCTGAATTGTAGGTTACGTCGATATGTTGGTTAACATGGCTTCCTGGGCAGGGGGCGTTAGAGGGAAACCATCCAACACCAATAGTGCTACCAGCGATAGGTACGCTTTTGATGTGAATGTTATGTTGTCCATTCGATCCGGTAAAGACTCTTTTCAGAATTAGCCCATAACGACGGTAAGCCTCTTCGACAAAATCGAGAGCAACCTCATACCCCGGTTTTCCTCCCCAAGTTTGCTTTAGCTCTTCCATCGTAAATGGTCGGTCTTTCGGGTTTCCGCTTGGCCCCCATACTCCCGATTTGATGATTGTTTGAAAATCATCATCGTTTAGCGGCTCTTTTACACCGTTGTTGAATTGTTCCCACTCGACAAAGTACCAAGCACAATGAACCCCTGGAAATTCCGGGTCGCAACCAGCGGGATACGCTCCTTGACCCGTCGCAAGAGCGTGTAAATTACGATGTTGGCTAAGGTAAAACTCGCTTTCTGTTTCTGTGATTTGCAGAATTTCGGCTAGGTCATGGGCGTTAGAAGAAACTAGTTCAACATCGTAGGCGTCGATACTCCCGCATGTCCGATGATTAACGTCGGGAATGTCGGCGGGTAAATCTAAAGAAAGGTTTTCTTTGTTGATATCGTCTAGTGAAAGTGTTGGCAGGTTCCCTAACAACTTTAGTTTCTTGACTGTCTCTAGCATTGGTTGTTTCCATCCGAAGTGGTGTTTTTTCGTCAGAACTACTTACGAAAAAGCTGTAAGACAAGTGTTGCAAGTTGCACAAAATCCGCGATCGTTAGATTTCCCTTTGTGAGAATTGTAACAATCTGAATGATAACTGTGAAGTCGATAGCCTCTGTATCGAAGTTTTGTCCGGCCTGCATACCGGATGCTATCTCATCTAGTAGATCGGCATATTCGGTGAGGGGTGGGTTTGCTCGATATAAGAGAGCGTAGTATTCGTTTACCTTATCTCGAAATGGTTTCCATGTTGCTGTTTTTTGATCCTTTAGGATTAGATCGAACGATTGGGTAATCGTAAACTCTAGCTGTTCCGTGCTTGTGATCTTCCCACTACGGACGAAGTCACCAATTGTTGTAAATACTCCGTAGATTGCTTTCGCTGTTGGTTCATCGTTGATCTTTTCAACAATTTTAGCAATCTCTGCGGATTTGTCAGAGGGTTTAACGGGAGGGACGACTACAACGGGAGTTTCGTCAAGCTGATGAATGTCAACAGACTTGGTTGTAATTGGGCCGGTATGCTCGATTAGTACGCCTTTTGTTTTAGATAAGGCGATAACTGTGTAATCTGCAAATAGCGAGGAAGAGAGAAAGGAAAACAAAAGTAGGAATGTTGTTCGGGTTTTCATGTCTGTACTTTCTGGAAAAGGGGGGTTATCGACCGTCAGTACCAAACCAACGATCTAAGAAAGGGAAAACTACACTTAATCCGGTTGCCGGGTCTTCGTGATGAGCTAAGTGGTTTGTTTTTACTGCCTCAAACCAAGGGAGTTTTGTTGCCCAATTGTTGGGTTCTACGTTATGTATGGCCCTATGGGAATAGTTCCATAAGACCATATGTGTTAGGCAGGCAAGTGAAGCACCTATTACGCTGGCGAGTCCTTCCGATTGACTCCAAGCAAAATAACGGTAGGCAGCAAATCCAATAAGCGGAAATGCTGCAAAGTAATCAATCAGAGAAAGATTGATATGGTGCCATTTGTTTTCGCCTAAGCCGTGATGTTCGTAGGCGTGCCAACGTGAAGACCAGCTTTGAAAAGCTCTACCATGTAGAACGTAGTAGTGTAGTTGGCGTTCAACGATGGCGATAAAAGCAAGGGTCAGACAGAACTTGAGAATTGCAATCGCGACAAAGAGAAACCAAGTCATAAGATTTCTTTCTTGCCCTAATCGAGGAAAGTTAGTATCGGGTGATAAGGCCGTTACTAACTTTGTAATCCCCGATTTGTTGCAACTAGGGTTATTCGGTTACCATCATCACGACCACACCATCTTCGTAGCAATGTGGGCAGCGATTAGGTGTTACTTTACCGTGCGGAATTTCGAGACGGTACAAGCATTCCGGGCATACGTGGGTTACGGTTGTGATTTGTGGGACGTAAGTTCGGAATTGTCGGGGAGCGGATTCAACTACTGTGAACATTTTGATTTTCCTTTCTCCCCGGTCAATTCCGGGGTGACTAGCGACAAGCTTTCCCGTTGCTGCGGAACAAGTTTTTGCCGAGATACCAACCGTTTCGTTCTTTGGCGTTTGATCTTCGACCAACGACTAGACGGCCAATGTTCTTTCCGGGAAACCATCCGGCTTCGGATTTTTCTGGGAAAGAAAATGCGAACAAGGATGTGACGGCAGCGATTAGTAGCATACGTTTCATCGAGAAACCTCCGTAGAACTAAAATGGTGTTCATCAACTTCGTCCGGGATTCTATCAAGAATGGGTGGGGGGTGTCAACACCCATCAAACAAGAATCGCCAAAGTAGCCAAGTTGATGGCTCCCCCGGCAGTCGAGGGGCTACCAAACGGGGGGAGTACCTTAGACGATGGGGGGCTACCACCCCTAGGCCAGTCCGACCCTACCCCATCGGCAAGGCGAGTAGCCCCCCACAATCCCACAATCCCGAATACTCTCCACCTAGTCAGCATGTAGGGCAGGAGGGGCTAGACACTTGGGTGCAGAGGGGGTGTATACACTAGCCCCCACAACCGCGATCAATTGCCGATGGGTGTCCGCAGTAGCCTATCGGGATATCGTGCGGGAGAATGCACGCTAGAGGGCTTACCGGGCATGTTCCCTATTGCCTGCCCTATGGCCATAAATAAAGCCCACATATAGTGGGCTTGTGGGAAGGGCTGGTTGTCGGATCGTAGCTACTCAAAGTAGCTTGGGGTGTTCTGTAGCTTACGGTCTTGTGCGGCTTGTCTTTGACACCGCCACAAGGGGGCTAGGATACGTTTGCACGTCGCGATTACCTTCGAGGCTTTCTCACCTTTTCCCATCTCCTCATAGTCGAATATACGGAGTCTAACGAGGCGTAGTGTGCGTTCGGCACGTCGATATCTAGCCTGCTTGATTCGGTTACGTTTGATAGCGTCTTTTAGTAGCATCGTCCCATTCCTCATTGCGGAAAGTGTGAATCAAAAACTAGACGAAACAGCGACCAACTATCTCGGTCATTGTGCCAAGCACTATCGACTAGAGACCTAGCACGTCTGCGAGTAGCAACATAGTCGCGTAGTTGCCTTGGCGTCATGGCATAGCCTATACGTAGGCTATCCGCGACCGCACACAATTGACGTAGTTCGGCTAGTGCGTTCATTGTGTAACCTTGATTGTTTGGTACAGGTAATCAGATAGTGCGTAGTGGATTGTGTCAACGAGATAGTCTCGTAGTCCGAATGCCCAACTCCGACGAACTAGTCCGCCTACCGAATTCAATCGGAAGTCTAGTATCTGCGGATTGTAGTCGCTGCGGCAAGCATTACACCGGAAAGCGTATTGTCCAATCCATTCGACGTGCAACGAATCCCGATCGATCGACGTTACGTCTACTCCACGAATCTTGGCGATATCATGGAGCAACCGAAAACCTTTGCCATCGCATTGTGGACATTTATCTGCAATCGGTATCGGATGAATGACAATCTTGAAATCTTGCCACCCGTCATAATATCCGTGTTCGTCCATACCATGGTAGGAACAATTCGCAACTACGTTGCCATTGCGTAGTTGTTCTATTTGCCATTCAGCGTCGATTCCGCTTCCATGTGGAAGGATATCAACTAGCCTATTGTTGCCTAGATAGTCTAGTCTCTTACGTTGTTCGATTGTAGTTTTCATCGTTGACCTCGTTTGAAATTGTTGCGGTTATCATCAGACTTACGGTATTTTTTTGGTGCCGGGCAGGCTAGGGATAACGCATTGCTTACCGCAATTATCAATAGTCCGACTACGACGGTGATACAAGACATTATTCGCCCTCACATTCACAATCAAAGCTTTGGCAATCAGCGCAATACTCGTTATCGGTCATATCCACTAGTGCGGGACAATTGCCGTACTGGGGTTGATCCGCGGGCGATTTAATCTCATCCACGACGTCTTCGATCCGCACAAACATCGAACCATGTCCACCCTCACATTCCCAGTACGTGTTTGCCGATTCTCGCCAATCCTCAAAATAGGAGCGTAGGTTGCTTTCTCCCACTTCGTTTAAATCGAATTCGCCAAACTTCTCTTGCAAAGCTTTGACAAAATCATCCTTAGCCCAACTATCCCAGTTTTCATCCGCCCACTCCATCTCAACAAACCAACTATCCTCGTCGTCGATCAACGGATAATTGTCGAGACCGTTAATACACTCCCGGATATCCTCCCGTCGTGACCAAACATCTAATCGGATGGCTACGGCGTAACCGCCATACCCATAGCTTCGTTCGATAATCCCACCATCAGGTAAGTAAACATCAGGGTCAACTTCACAATCTGTCATGTCACCTACGGTGTCGTCGCGGTATCCGATACCAGCGAACTCGTAAAGGAATACCCGATAGTTACTGGCACCTAATGAGCCATTGTTGCCATAGTCACCACCCGATAGATAATTCGGAATTACGTAGAGTTGCTCGATATCATCTTCATTAGGTACGTACAATCCGCGATCGTTTAGCACGGCGACGATATTGGATTCGGTCGCGGGATATTCCATCGAATATGGTCCAATCCTGGCTATCCTACAATTCGCTGGGAGTTGCTTGAGAATTCGACTAGCTGTATGTTGCTTGCGATAATCCGACCTAGTGTTTTTGGTGTTCATTGCAGAATCCTTGTCAAAATAAAGTAAACCAACGTACCGACATAGCACGTTGCAACGAGACTGGTCATTATGTCACCTATGGGAGAATGATCTTACTACGCTGGGACTTGCCGCGTTGTCGATCGTATTCGGCCAACCCCGCACGAATAGACTCTGCGATACGGAGTAGCGTCTGACCGATCGATTCGATGATGTTAGCTAGAGTGTTCATTGTCTCTTATCCTTGTAATTGAATGTGGGAACGTAGGAACTAGATGCCCGAACCAGCAATGTGGCATTGGCGAGCGATTGCCATGTCGACAGCGAATTTTGCCCGGCCATTGAATCGTGCGAGAATATTGCCAAGTACGCCAGCGTAGATATCGGTCGTATCGCCGAGATTATTTTGCCGTGCGAATTGTACAGTGCCACGCAGACAATTACCCGCTCGCAAACTATCGCCGATTGTCACTTTGACCAATTTGACCATGTCCACGAATTGCCCCTTGTCGATTGCGGAGTAAATCCAATCTTGAACAATGTCAGGATGATATTCGGCCCGTCGTAGCTGGTCGCAATCAGGGCGGTAGTCGCAATCAGGATTGTCGCGATTAACGATTCGTAATCCGTTATCGTTGCAATCCCAATACCAATTGTGTGGCAGTGTAATTATGTGTTGGTGTCTAGATAATGCGTCGACGGCGAGTACATCGTACGACAAATTGAGGGACCGCCCACGAATCTGGTAGCACGAATGTACGTATATGTGGTGTACGATCTTGTGATATTTGCAGCTTCGCGAATATCGCCCGGTATCCTCGTCTCGTACCCGACTAGTCAAATTCGTCCGATGATATTGGCAATTGGTTCGGTATGGTCGGTCAAGATATGATTGTACAGTGCGGTCGATCGTTTGCGGGGTGGGCGTCATTTTGTCTGTATTCATGGTCTTATCCTTGTGATGGGTGTAAACACTAGTGCGTTGAAATCGACGTTAGGCTGTTGCAATGTCGGTTGATACTCCTTGTATTGAACGTGCGTTAGAACGCGATTTACGGGACCGTGCTTTGTGATCCTCCATTTCATCTAGAGCAAGACGGATAACTTCGCTCTTGCTAATCCATGCCCCTCGTGTGCCTTGATCGGTCAACTCAACTCGACTAGTCAATCCGGCCTCGTAGGCCGCAAGCAATTCCGCTTGAATGCGTTCAATGCGTTCGGCCAATTCAGCCGGGACTCGTATCATTTTGTGGTTCGCTGTTTTGCTCATCTTGTCGCCTCGTGAATAGTGAAACTACCGTCATTAGGACAATTTACACCCGATGTAAACAAGAGGCAATAGACTTGGCAAAATAATTTGACAGGCGGGTGTAGATACCTGATCGACAATCCACCAAGATCGAATCAAGAGAATCTGACAATGTTAAGATAGGGCAATTGGGCAAGATGAGCATAATAGGAAAGATGAGGAGAATAGGCGGGATAGGCGGGATAGCTCCCCGAACGCCGATATCCCTAAACATGCGGGTTTCTAAAATGTGCGTGTTTCTAAATTTTAGAAAACAAAGTGTTAGCGTATGTGTTTCTAAATTTTAGATCGACGTAGGCGTTTCTAAATTTAGAAGGCCAAGTAGAACGCGGGCGTTTCTAAATTTCTCGCGTGTTTCTAAATCCCTACGAAAAAAGCCCACTAGATAACTAGCGGGCCTATGGTCAAAGTGGTGTTTTAATGGTGCGGAACAATCAACTAATCATCGTCGTGGTTTCGGAATCCTCTACTAGATTTTCTGGAAGGAGAAAGGCTACCGGCTACGCTGCCGATCAAGATCAATAAGAAGGCAAGAGGGATCATTATGCAACCCATACTATTGCTTTTTGAAGGGATTGTATAATGATCGTAAATACTTTGCTTGGTCTGCTTTACTTGTTTGTCTAGCAGCATCGGCAGCATCGGCAGCATAAGCAGCAGCAGCATCGGCAGCATAAGCATCGGCAGCATAAGCAGCAGCAGCATAAGCAGCAGCATAAGTAGCATAAGCATTAGCAGCATAAGTAGCATAAGCATTAGCAGCATAAGTAGCAGCAGCATCAGCAGCATAAGTAGCAGCAGCATAAGCAGCATAAGCATTAGCAGCATAAGTAGCAGCAGCATCAGCAGCAGCTTTTAGTTCTTTTTCTGTCGCTTCCCCCTTTGCGAATTTTTCAGCGACTATAATAGCGTTTTTTGATCGCTCATCGGTCGGTAAATCCCAAATTTGCCGAACGCACCAACAAGCAAATAAACGCAATTCCTTATCTGCTAAGACCCCCTTTCTCGTCGCTACCCAAATCAACCAATCCGGTTTCGCGGTTCGCCAAACTTCGTCCATTGTTTGACAATTCTCTAAAGCCCAATCTTTACCCTCTTGGCAAGCGTTGTGCTTATCACAGAATTCTTGAATCTCGTTCATCATCCCTATCCTCAAAATGATATTTTAATGGTGCGGAAACAAAAGGGGCTAGGGTATCCTAGCCCCCTTAACACAAAAGCTACTCGGTTGTGGCAATCTCTTCGTCAACCGGGACAGCTTCCGGTTCATCGGTCTGCAACCAAGATACTTGGCACGTAAACGTGGCGTCGTCTTCTGCCGAGTACACTTGAGCGTAAACCCCATCATCCGACAATTCCTTGAGCGTACCGAACCAAGCAATTTGCTCGGTCGTATCGGTCGCTGGTTGAACAACCCATAGAGTATCCCCAACTTTCCAACCGTCGACCGATTGTCGGCCCGTTGAACCAAGGGCCTTTGGATCGTCATTGTAACCTAGTTCGGTCAATACGCTCCGCTCAAGATCAAGACCGCCGAACCGTTCAAACGTCGGCGTAAAATCGGCTTCTTGCTTGGAGTTAATCAAGCCCGCTCGTAACTTATTTGTCGTGATAGTGGCCTTCTCATCATCCAGATAAGCCAGCATAGCCCGCGTCACAACGCAGCACATAGCATCGCGGTCAAGCACCTGCTTTTGGTCTTTCGACTCAGCTAAGACCTTGTGCGTTTCCCACACAATCGGAGGGGTAGACGACTTACCGGCAATCGCAACTTGTGCGAAAGCTTGCCAAAACGCTTCTGCTTTGTCCCACAATTCGCGGTTTGGCCGACGAGACATATCCCGGCTACCGTCCAGATAGGATTGCGAGGGGATATCCTTGAACGCTGCTAGGTAAAGATGGGCGGCAGCGTATCCCAACGAAAAACCGAATTTGTCAATCGGTTTCTTGTTGTCTTTATCCCCCTTGTTTTCCTTATAGATGAAAACGGTAGCTTCCTTGAGTAAGGGGTGAGCTTGAAGGAACGCGACGGCCTCAGCATGATAGAGCTTCGGGGCACCCTTGACGCGGTAGCCGTTGGACCGTAACCATACATGCCGAACCGCGACGGATAGAGCGGTTGCTAAGCCTTTCAAATCAGACTCGGTATAGTCCTTGCTGGCGAATTCGCCACGTCGGAACAGCACGTCACCCAACGACCGAGATTTTCCGGTGTCTGTGTTGTCGGCGGAAAGTGGATCGACCCCGGTAACTAGAACAACATCGGGTAGCACGATTTCGGAAGTACATCCCAAATCTGCTATTTTTTCGTCGGCACCGATTGCAACCAATCGCTCCCGCTCGAAGTCTGCAATAATCAGGGCAGCCGAACGATGGGCACACGAGACGATATGTCCCTTGTAGTCGATCGTCCAGCTATCTCCCTCCCCGGTCTGTGCTGGGGAATTCCATTGTCCCGACCATTCCCCCTTGAGCATTTGTTCAGCGTATTGCTTAGCAAGCGACAACGAGAAAGGCCGGTTCGATGTGTTGTTATCAAACATATACCGTTTTGTTCCATCCTTGCTTGTGATGGCTACGCCTTTTTCACCTTCCTTGGCTTCCCGGAAACCGAGAATTTCCTTTGCTTTTTTCGCGGTCATGTTGACCACTTTGACGGCTACTTTTGGGGCTTCGGCTTGTGCTTTGGACTTGGACATTTTTCAAACTCCGATACAAAAAAGGGGAAACTAGCAAACTGGAAACAAGAGAAAGAAGGGGGCCAAAGGTGGCCCCCATAGAACACTAGAAATCGATAGTCATCATTTTGCCCGCTGCCTTGTCGAGCGTAGCCCGATCATCGGCATGAGGGAGCTTGCGGGAAACTGCCGTAACCCCTTGGACCATGCCCCAAATCGAACGCGGGGAAGTCTTGTAGATATGCTCGTTTTGTACGGCATGGTCGTAAGCTTCCCCGATAATCCCCTTGGTTAGACCGAGTGTTTTTTTACCGAAAATCTTATCGATAACCTCGTCTTTTGAGCAACCAATTTCGATACGCTTGCACATTTTGATGCGGGCTTCCTCGACACTGCTGGATTGGTCCGAATAGTTTCGCAATTCGATCGACATTTGCGAACCGAACCGCGAGTTAGCCGAACCCCGGTGAACAATCTTTAATTCCTTGACTTCCTTGGCATCCCATACGATATGGTTGGCACACACGTAGGCGTAAAGGAACTTGACGACCTTGAATGCGGCTTTCCCTACTTCGGAATTGCTCACGAACACACCACGACCTAGACCGCAATCTGTACCGTCGTCAATCACTTGCTCATTGACCAAAAAGGCGAACATATCATGGTCGGAAGCGTAAAGACCAGCCGGACCTATCACGTCACCTGGCTTGATTGACAGCATACCTCCCCGCAATTTCAGGCAATCCTCTTCGGTTGCCAAGCGGGTATTGTCCGCGTCACATTCCCCGCGAAACATCGGTCGTGCTGGCGGAACTTGCCACCCTTGCTCCGGTAAATCGAGTAATCGCCTTACAATATCCCGATTCCAGATTCGGCTATAGTTCTCCGAAGTCAGCGAACGGCATACTAGCCCGGTTTCCGGCTGATTGTGGAAGAGTAGCCGTGTATCCTCATTCTCTTTGTTGAACCGATCCAAGCCGGTATTTAAGCACGTAGCAGCGACCGAAGCCGGAAGCGATGCGAGATAACCAGCGGGAGCGGAAACCCTCGTAGCCAATTGTCGGAAAGCCCAATTGGTTAGCTTGGCTTGGGCACCTTTACTACCCCTCAAGGTTAGATCGTTTGAGGGTGTAGGCTCGATAATCAAATCGCTCATTTTGGCGGTTGCTTGGCAGGCCGATACCGCGTAGCCGTTTGTGCGATCAAACATATCTTCTAGCGTCCAAAAGCGTTCGTCGGCGGGTCGGTTGGCCCATTGATTGGAAGCTGCGTAAAGGTTTGTGACCATGACTAAAATCCTTGTGAAAGTGGAAACCGAAAAACTAAACTATTGAAATCTTAGGAAGTCTTGGGAGAAAGTCAAGAGGGGGTCAACCCCCCCTTGACCGAAGACCTACGAAAACTCGGCAACCTTTTTGCGAAATAGGTAGCTCGATAGATTCGCCGCCGCAATCAGCCGACATTGCACCATTCCGATTCGGGCAATTGCCCACATTGCTTGCCGGGTTGGTCCGGTGTGCGGGAACTCCGCAATCAGGACTAGAGCGGATTCGTGTAGCTTCGCGGTCTTCGCTCTCTCCTTCTCCGCGTGCTGATTGTCTTTCTTCACTCGGCGTAGGTCTTTGGTCAACGACATTTGTAAAGCTTTCATGGTTCGGAATCCTTTAAGGAGGGGGGCGGGGGTTGGTAAATTAACCACAAGTAAACGTGCTAAGAAACTTACTTCGGGGAATAGACATACTTTCGCCGGTGAGATACCTTTCTAGCAAGGTTTCGCCGTTGTGATTGTCTTTTATTCGTAAAAAGATTTCTCCTTGAGGGGAAGTGAATAAGTTTTCCCCGGTAGCTGCCCGGTGTCGCTCGATTGTGTTTTTTGCGATCTTCCATCTTGTTGCTATGTGTGACGGAAGCATCACGGAGTCTATACGCCGTTCTTCTAGGCAGAGTAGCCTATCGCATTCTTTTGCGATCGGGTTTAGCTCGCCAGTTTCAAGACGGACAACATATCCTAAACCGGCTAAAATCTTTTCGTGTTTCATGGTTCGGAATCCTTTGCAAATTGGGAAAGATCAAACTTGACTTTGTGGATCTTAGACTCTTGATCGAAACAATGCAAGCCCTTGTTTAGAAAATTTTCTGGAAAGAGAAAAACCCGCCTAAAGAACTAGTCTTCGGGCGGGCTTCATACTTCGCGTCTAACGATCTATGTGGTAAGGGGGCTGATTGTGTACGTTTTGCTAGTCGATCGCTCAATAGCGGGCTTGTGTGTTTACACCCTTTGATCTAGTCGGCCTGCCACGTCGTTACGGCGTAGCCGAGACAGAGCGTAGCGAGGGTGGCGGTAGCCAGCACTAGGGGCCAGTATGGGATAAGCATGGTTTCTAAATCCTCTGTTTCTAAATTTTAGGTTTCGGAGCGGCTAACAACAACAAACAATAAGCTCCTAAGTCTCGAATCGAATCCTCAAGAGACTCATCGACTAAAGATTTCCCGCTTGATAACAGTTGATGGATACGAGAAATCTTATCACTCATCCGTACCCTGATCGCTGAAGACGCTGAGCATTCGGGAGCAAGGATCGGTGTTTGCCATACAGAGCTACCGTAATCGGTGTTTTTTTGCAGGAGAAGATTACCCCACTCTAACACTGTTTGGGCTATCCGTTGTTGGTCTTCCCCGTTGTCTCCACAAGCGGCTGCGGTAAGGTTTCTAAATAGCTCCACATTCTTTTGTTGTGAGGGATTTTCGACCCATTCGTAGTTCATTGGGTTGCCTTTGTGCTTGTTTCTAAATTTGGAAAACATCGCTTACATAACAGTTTGTGTTTTGGTGGTTCTTTGTAAATTCGTGCTGGTCGATCTTTACTTATGAAGCCAGAATTACCGCAAATAAAGATAACCGAAGAATGTGTATATTTGGTTCCTCCGTTGTGATGGTGTCTGATTGCTCTTACACCGTGAACAAACTTCCCTCTCCAATTGAAGTAGTATTGCATTAGGACTCCCGGATTTCTCCCGGTTTCATTGCTTGCACGTAAGGAAGGTTAAGCCCCCCTAACTCGACAACTTGTTCTGCCCTCTCTACTTGTATTCTATCGGATAATAGCATACTCCAACTTGAATGTTTTTGAAACAATCCTATTGCTTCACTTCGCGTAGGGGCCTTTACTTGGGCGACGATCGCTTGACCGTCTTTTGTGGACCGGATTAACCCGAATAGCTTTTGGGGGTAGCTGGCTCGGGTAGGTCCATAGTCCCGATTTGGTATTTTTTCTCTGTCAACCTTTTTACATGGCGGCTTAGGCGGTTTGATCTTTACTTTCTTTGGCGGTGCTTTTTTGACGGGTGCTTTCTTTTTCATTTTTTGGGGTCTTCTATACGATCAATGGATATTACCTTTCTATTTCTTTCGTTGTACTCTCTTATAAGCTCAAGCCGGAATTCCTTCTCTGATACCGCTAGAGGTTTCTTGTGTTCCGAATTTCGTATTACTTTTGATCCGGTCTTTCGACGGTAGTAAACGACGAATCTCATCGTAGACCCTCCTTACAGAGATTGAAGACTGTTTCTGTTAAGCTGTGGTAATGGGCCTTCCTGCCACTACCGTTGGATATTTTCTCGGAAGCCTTTTCGAGTATTCCTAATTCCTTCATATCGTTGGTGATGTTTACTACCTGTGTTTTCGACAACCCTAGTTTATCCTTGAGGTATTCAGAGGTTGCTGGGCGGTTCTTTTGGTTGTAAAGAATCTCGATAATTTGAAACTGCCAGTTGTCGCTACTGTCGCGGACTAAATTTTTGACAATCTCAAATATCTCGTTTGTTATCTTCGGTGTTTTAGAGTCGTACAGAACGATCGCCAAGAGCATAAAGAACCGCATTAAGCTTTCATTGATTCGGGCGGGCACTTCTCGTTCTCCCCGTCTCTTTAGGTTCTTTTGTCTATCGCGATCTACCTTAGCACGACCGAAAGCTAAGAGGTTTGCTAAAGCCTTAGCTCTTTTTGCCTGCGATTCGGTAAAGGGGGCTATACGTATACCCTCTTTAATTTGTTGCGTTTTATGGCGAAGAAAGCCGTTTAGATAAGGGGCTATTCGCATGGTGATACTCTTACGGGAAGTCGTATCATACTCATCGGCTTCCCCTGATAGTTGCTTCGCAATGTTTGAGAAAGAAGTCTCAAAACTGGTTTCGAGAATCTTGTTCGTGTCTGTGTTTGCTCGGTGGATAACAATATCAAAAAATCGAGAACCTAGACGGGCATCATCGATATCTTGTATTCGATTTGTGCCACACATAATACAAGTAAAGAGGCAATGTACCTCAATAGCTTGTTTGCTATTTCTCCATTCCGCACGGATAACCCCGTCGCCTAATCCCGATCGTAGCTCACTTTCGATCTGGCTTAAATTGGGAAGATTCAGTAGCGTGTCTGCTTCTTTGATGATAAGGCATTTACCATCCATTCTTTTCGCCATCATGTTAGAGGCGGAAAGACTACCGCTAATGATCCCAGTAAATGTATCGCGGGGATAGACAAACTCTTCATCATTTTGAGAACATATCTCGGCTAAGGTAGACTTGGCACTACTGGCAGGCCCACGTACTCTAAGCCCAAGTTGCCCGCCTTTAATGGGCGTAGAGAGAATGACAGCCAGCATAGCTGCGAACGTATGCTTAATGTCATCGGTCATGTGCAACCCCATTTTGGTGGTAGGTTCGTAGCTCATCATTTCGATAAGCTCTTTGAAGTTGGTGCAATCACGATATTCTAGATTAGTATCCGATTCGACATTAAGCCTTACCTTTTCTGGGGAAAGGGAAATGGAGGTGGTTCGTTCCTGGATTCTTTGGAACGCTTTAAGATGTGAAAGCCTTTCGATTGCCAGAAGATCGCGAATATCATTAGGGTCGTCTTCGGACCAAATGACCTTAGCTAGACTTTTCGGAACGTGGGAACTTTCCTGAACCATTCTCGTAAGCCGATCGCATCCCGTTCTACCGGCCTTATCGTTATCAAAAATTAGGATTACCTCTTTACCTTTTAACAGAGGTAGCCAAACCTCTTTGAAAATACCTGCTCCCGGAACAGCAACAATTGCGTTGTTGGTTAATAGCTCGTTTTCAAAATCCGGCTTCCCCTTTAATTTGTAGCCGTCTTCGATTGGTGCGAGATGAGCCATGATTTCAATAAGTGCCATTCGATCCCAATGACCTTCAACAACATAGACCGTCTTGTGTGACGGTTTTATTGTTTCTTGGCCGTAAAGATGTTGTGTGCAGGGGGCAGGGGAAGAGATAACATTAAGACGGTCTTTACCGTCTTTATCCGTTAATAAGAAAGCTCGATAGAGATTGACTACCGAACCTTTTTGATTGCGAACTGGGATTAGCCATTCCCCGGTAGGTGATTGGACAACCCCAACGTGCTGGAAAGTTGATTCTTTGAGAAACCGATTCTCACACAACCAGCTATAGTCTTGTGGCTCTTGTGTTAGCTGTTCGTGTAGCTGTTGAAGGAATGACCAGTTATTACCCTTTCTCATGCAGGCCCCTGCCTTACACTCAAATTGACCTGTATTCCGATTGATGTAAAAATGGTCTTCTTTTCCACAAAAGGGGCAAGCGGCAACTAGTTGACTTCCTTGAATTGTCGTTGTCAATCCAAAGACGTAGTAAAACTTTCTATGATCTGTTTCGCCGGGCATGGTGTCTTTCTTATCGGGAATGAGGTTATGTTAATTTTGGTATTTTTCGTTGTAGACGTTATCTATTCCGGCGATACCCGGCCACCGCAGTACCCTTGCTCTGTGAGTAGCTCAAGGATAGGCGGGGCTTGCCAGTCTTTAGGTTTGATCCACTTACCGTCTTCTCTGCGATAACCACCGAATTCTGAAAGCGGTCTATCATCAAAATCAGAACACCCTTTAGCCGAGCAATAACAATAGTCACCATTTATTACCATAGGAGCGTTGCAAGTTGGACATTTGGGTTCAGTAAATTTTGCGAGGTTGCTATGATCGACAGCTTTTAGGATTGGTTTATCCTTGATACCGCAGGCGGATAGTGTACCTGTTGTGACTACCATTAGATCACAACATCCATCAGCGATCTCAACTATATCGGGTTTCTTGTGTTTGTTCTCTTCGATGAGAAGGTTGTTGATCCTGATTGGTAATCCTTCTTTCGGTACAACATTACCCCCGGATGCCTTTACTGTTAGACCTAATCCCTTTTGGATCGTTTCTAAAGCTTCCTCAAGGATTAGTTTGGCTCGCAGAATGCGAACGTCTAGGGAAGGTATCTTCGGTGAGGGCGGTAGCTCTTGACCGGCTAACCGCATGAATCTTTCTACTCGTAGTTGGTGTGCTGATCTGTCGATTGGTTTACTCATTTTCTTTCTTTCTGTTGTAGATAGATTTGGTAACGTTGGTAACGACGGAATTTCTTTTCTGCTTTGTAAATAAAGTAGTTCGCTACGATCGGGTTTATCCAAGGCGATATGCTTTGCGGTATGAAGCCTGCCCACCAAGACCCCGCAATCTCGTAGAGAATTGCCTCTTTAAGATTCATTTGACCCTTTCTAAATTGCTGTGCCATCGGACCAATTAATTAAATGTTCCTTGCCGCCTACGGGTAAAGGTATGCCGATTCTCTCTCCCTGTTTTTCCATGTTGTGTCGGATGAGTTCTTTGATCTCTTGATCGTAAGGGTTGTTAATTTGTGTCTTAAAAACTAGCTCATCGTGAATCTGTAGAATCATCTTCGTCTTTAGTTCTGGGCGTGATTCTAAAGCTTCGTGACAATCGATCATTGCCCTTCCGATGATTGCCCCCGCTGTTCCTTGAACTTTACCCGATACGGATTTGTGCGGATCGTTATATGGGATATGTAACCGATATCCGGTCAGTGTTTCAATATATCCTCTGCTCTTAACTTGACCGAAAAGCTTCTCTGTAAACTGTCGTACCTCCGGGAAGCGTTTTGATAACCTTTCGTAAGCTCCGGGGACACCGTAAGTGATATCTGCTTTATTCGGTGATGATCCATAGATGATTGCGAAGTTTCCATTTTTTGTTCTCTTGTATCGTTTATCCTCTTTGTAGATTTCAGGCGGCATATTTTTTAGTTCGGGGTGAAGCTCGCAAGCTATCAGATAATGTACGGGGGTATCATTCTCAAAACACCAAATAAACTCTTTGTTCCCGCACTCATATCCCCATATCCGAAGTTCGATATTTGAGTAGTCGTAGGAAAGCCATTTGTTACCTGGGAGCGGGCCGAAGTCTTCCCGTAGGTTGTAATCTATTTGGCCGTCTGCGAGTTCTTTGCCAGTACCGATGTTTTGTAGGTTTGGACTGCTAAGCGACTGCCTTGTAAACTTGGTTCCTGTGATGTTGATGGATGGATGAATTGTTGCCTTCGTCGCCCATTTGCGATAACTTGAAAGATAGCCCGCTGCCTTCTCGTTATTTCTGGAAAGGAGGATTGATTGTAAAAGGCGGGATGTTTCCTCATCTTCCGACATAAGCCACAAGGCTTTTAACGCTGGGGCGGCTACCGATGGTTGTCCTGTTTCTGTTTTGACAAGTATCGGAAGCCTCCGATCTTGAAAGAGGGCTTTCTGTAGCTGCTTGTCTGATCGGATGTTTATGGGGGGTGACTCGGGTTTTTTGTTGTCGTTGTCGTTTGCTAGTTCAGCTAGATAATCCCCATGACATTCTTGCGGCTTACATACACATCCTAATCGTTTGCCTCTTAGTTCGTGAATAGCTGCCAATAGTTTTGGTTGTGTTGGTAGCCATGTCTTGTATTTTTGACAAACTTCTTTTCGATCCCCGTCTATCCCGATAACAAATGGGTTGCCCCATTTTCCTTTTCGTGTTATGTCTATGTCGAATTTTTCTTTGTGTTTGTTAGCTACTATTGCCGGTTTTGCTATTTTTTTGCTGCCGGAAGAAAGTATTTTAACTGCCTTCTCTTCCTCCGTCTTAGCTTTGTTGATATACCTCTCTGCATCCGTATGGATTTGGGGGGTCACTGTGACCCCCTCTTTAACCATGTCGTGTGTGACCTTTAGTAGTCTCTTACGTTCTGTGTACTGCTCCCACAATCCGGCTTTTTCAAGTTCTCGTTGCAAGAGTTCCCACAACACGATGGTCGATTCGCTGTCTTCAAGGGCGTAGTCTCGCAAGACGGTATGCCAAGAATGTACCGAAGTTGGCGGCAATAGTCCTGTATCTCGTTGGCCGTGTTTTCCATATCGTCTTTGGTATTCTTCCCCAATTTGTGTTTGACGTGTGCTGTCGTTACCGATACATCGATCGCTAGTAAGAGAGACGATACCTTGCTTCGTGGGGCGACTGTTTCTAAGGCCATCTTGGTTTTCTTTCGGTAGGAATTCAGGGGCTAAGGTTGCTATGGCTCGCGGTAACCATGTATCCAGATACCACCAGCCGGAAATTTCTTCGTTCTTTTCTTTGGGGGCTTTGTCAACTGCTGGCCAATGAGGATCGGAGCTATCCGCTATTCTCCATTCTCCGTGAGCTTTGATAAAGGTTTTAGTACGGACGATTCGACGGGCATGATTTGTTGCGATCCTTAGATTGTTCTGTCGGTAGTCGTCAATCAGTAGTAGTGAGTTTCTCAATTCCTTGAGACTGTGACTCCATAGATTTTCGAGAACATGACTTGCTATGCAGGTGTCTTCGATGTTTTCCCATAACCAATCCAAAGAGTAATCTACTTTTGCGAATTGCAGAATCTTCTCTGTGGCTAGGATATCAAAGTTTGCGTTGTGCATAACAACAGGGCCGGAACAGAGACAATCACAGAGTTGGTTTAACTCTTCGTAGTTTACTTTGGGCTGTCTTGTAAATGGGTCTACATCCCATTCGTACCACTCATTCAACCCCTCTTCTTTCTCTGGGAGGGAATGTGTGATGGCGAAAAAGAACGGTAGGCATCCG